TTAGCCTATTGCCTAGTCGTGGCTGATCTTGCCACAACCACACTCCTGCCCACCCCACTGGTCAGTGAAGGTAGGGTGGCAGCACAAGGCACAGAGTACCCGGTGCAGCCTGAGATATATCACATGTCCCCAGGTCTTGTGCTTCATCGTAACTCCTTTGTTTAGTATAACTTAACGCTTGACCTTGGCATCCTTGCCAATGAGGTCACGTAGCAGTGACATGCCATACTTGTGCATGACTGGGCCTTCACTCCCTGCACTGTTCCAGCCACCTTCCCCTGCCCAGAAGATGTCGGCGATGGCAGGCGGTACCTCGACGAGGTGATGGCGATACTGGGGCAGGACTTTCTCGTAGTCCATGGTGTTGCCGTCGCTGCCGTAGGTGCCACTGACAGTCAGCCACTGGTTGCCAATGCGTAGGCTGCCCATCATGAAGTGGCCGAGTTGCTTGAGCGTGACCCTACCCACGTAGGCGTAGAGCTTGTGTCGATCCACGCTTGGCACCACCCACCCATCCTTGTGCAGTGGACAGTACTTCGCGTAGTAGTAGTCCTCGCCAGCGCAACTGCAACCACCTGCCAAGCGTACCTTGGCCATCCATGGCGGGTAGGCAGGGCCAGGGGTAGCGGGGTTGAGTTCCTGCTCTACCATGGATTCGTTGTGGGTGAAGAGGGCAAGGAACATGCCCCCATCGTTGCGTCTTGTTATGTACATAGACTGTTCTCCTTTCAATCAAGGGCATGTGTTAGTCACTAACCGTCCCCAGTGGGGACATGCCCTTAGTTGACAGTAGACTAGCTTGTCACGTCGCGGAACTCCATGAACTGCGAGTCGAAGTACCGCTTGGGGCTGCTGGCGATGTCGAACTTGGCCCGTCTACGCTCTGCCTCGTAGAGCAGCGGTACCTGCAAGCCGAACGTGCCCATGCCCTTGAACTCCCGGTAGAAGACATCCCAGTTGCGGAGCACAGCCAGTGCGGCGGTGACCTCGGCTAGCTGGTCGTCAGGTAGTTCACGGATTGCGTCTTCCCAATCGTCGAATCTCATAGTCTAGTTCTCCTTTGTTGTCTATAGGTTACCGGTTAGGCGTGCCTGCTGCCACGCCGAAAAAGAATGCCATGATGATGAGCAGCACACAGCCTATGCTCATAGCTGTGCGATGACCTGCCGCATGTCACCCTCATCCTCGTTGCCCTTGCACTGGTCCGGGGATACGGTGAAGTCATCGACCTCGTCGTGCAGTGTCATGGCACGCTGCCCATCCTGGTCAGCCCAGACCCACATGATACGGGGATTGCCGTGGAAGTGGATGCGTACCCCCAGGTCACGGCAGAGGCGCAACTGTCTCTCTACCCAGAACGGCGTGGCCGCAGGTTGCAGGCTCACGATGAACTTTGTCATGTCTGTTCTCCTATCTCGTTGACGCTAGCCAACTAAGCGGCACAGCAGAGATGTCCCTGCCGTACCTCCCTAGCAGTCTATCGCTTGGCGAACTGAGTGTTGCCGCCGCCGCCATAGCTACCCAAGCCACGCTCCTTGGCCACTGCCATGACAGCGGCAACTTCAGCGAGGTGACATTCGGTGTCGGTCGCACAGCCACCGATCGTGGTGCCCTTGGACATCTCCGCTTCCGCATCGACCGACGCCATCTCGACAGCCATGTACTTGTCGAACATGGAGTCCGCAGTGTAGAAGGCATAGGTCATGACCGTGGTGAAGGCCAAGCAGCGGATGAACTGATTGAAATTTCTCATGTGATTGATTCTCCCTGAGTTATCGGTATTCACTGGGGTTGATCCAGCTAGCAGGACTGTATGACGTGTGCCATCCAGCCTGTAGTTGACTCAGCCTATGTCCCCAGGGGGACGTTAGTCGCCGTCGAGCATGTGGTCAGCCTGTGAGCGGCGCATCTCCAGGCGTGTCTCGTAGCGTGCGGTGAATAGCTCATCCCGCTGTTTACGCAGGGTGTCTATCCGCTTGGCACACTCGATGAACTTGGGCAGCGGCAGATAGCTGTAGACCTGCATGATCGTGTGGATCTCCAGGTCTATCTCCCGTATGCTCAACCGCTTGACGTCGATGGGTACGATTTGCACCATGACTAGCTGGCCTCCCCTGCGACGATAGCCTTGCACGCTGCTTCCGCTGGCCCATAGCTGGCGTCCAGTGTGGACCCGCAGCCATTCAACTCGGCCATCTTGAGCAGGAACATGGTCACCACAGGGTGAGTGTTCTTGGCCTTGGTACCAAGCTGCCGGGCATGGACATCGTCGCATACGGCGTCCATAACCAAGCTGAACGTGTAGGCCACGCCCGATAGGTTGCACGCATCCTGGACATCGAGTGCCCGTTGCGCGGCTTGTTGTATAGTCATACGATTGATTCTCCTTCCGCATGGTTAGTAACTAACCAGCTAATGGGCCAGTGCGACATTGCCGCCCTGCCCATAGCTGCCCAAGGTTAATGCACTTGGGATAACAGCACTTGCCGTGACTGAGTGTTCACGACCCGCCACGATACGCCTAGCCCGTCGAGACGCCGCGCCTCACGCTGCGCCTTGGCTAGGCTGTGGTGAAGTGGGCCATTCCCTGACCAGTAGGGTACATTGGCGGATTTGAACTGAACGATGAAACGGTCCATGTGATTGATTCTCCTTGCGTTATGTGTTAGCTTGTGGCCAACCAAGTAGCACAGCACCCGTAGATGCCGTACCCTTTAGCAGTCCCCTAGAGCTTGACGGTCGAGACGTTCGAGACGGTCCAGCCAAAGCTAGCCCATCGGCCAGTGGTTGGCACGGCAGCCTTGTCGGACACGTATCGCCGCATCTGGATCGAGCGGTTGCCCGGTACTGTCGAGTCCAGCGCGACGACGGCATCCTGGCTAGCGGGGAAACACCCGTCGTAGCGGAGCATGTCCATGGGGAACGTGCCCTTGCCCATCACGAAAAAACGCTGGCTATACTTCATGCGGTAATACTCCTGTCGCGACGGACTAGACATCCGAGACGCGAATAGGCCACCCCCGAGAGACAACTCTCCCGTGGATAGCCTATTCGTGGGGGTGTTTGTCGGCACACCCCATGCCGCTAGACGGTACTGGCGGTACTACTCGCCTTTGCTGGCCAGCGCCGAGTCGTTCGCCTTGATAAAGGCGCGGATCTCCTTCTCGGCATCGAGGAGAGTGAGCATCTGCTCTTTGTACAGCGTGACGGGAAACCGAGCGCCGAGATTGTAGATGGACATAGCGCGCTTCTCGGACACCTTGAAAACCAACGGACGCTTGACCTTGACGACGGGTTTGGCAGCAGACAGTTTGGCATTCTCTGCCTTGAGACGGGCGATTTCGGCGATGGTGGCCGAGTTATCGACCACGGGCTTGGGTGCCGTGATCTTGGCCAGCGCATCGGCCACGGCAGCGGCAACGATTGCCGAGATGTCGAAAGACGGGACAGCAGTCGGTACTGTCGCAATCGCCTTGCCATTGATCATGTTCTTAACGGTCGTGTTGATAGCCATGTGATTAGTTCTCCATATAGCTCATTCCCTGTATACCAGGACGGCTATGGCGGTAGATACAGTTCTCCTCTATCTATCGCCATAGCCGTACCGACAGTCCAGTCCGCCACCGTCGCAGGGACGCAGCTCTCGATGGAGCTATCGCGTTCTGTTCGTTAGTGACTAACTGTCTGTCGGTCGTATCTATGTTGCGAATCATGGGCTACAGTCTGCCTGTACCCTAGACCGCTATTGTGTTTTACTGGGGACCGTTCGTTTAAGCATCGCTACGCCTACCAGTGGTCAATACCCACGCTGGAATTGTTAGGGTGATCGCTCGCGCATCTTACCGCCATCGCGACACCATGGAGTTGAGATTTACTTAGTCCATGGCTACTCACTAGGGGACCGATCAAGGGATTCTCCACCTTGCCGACGGTCTTTCTTCCAAGATACACGTGTAGCAACTAACTTATGTCCGTTAACCTTATGCGAGTCTCGCGTCGATAGACTATCATCCGACAGTCCGCGTGACCGTGTTCCGTACTCGCTCTTAAGCATCGCGCCCTTCAAGGTGGCCGACATGACCTAACTAGACCGACACAGGGATGACTACCCGCCGTCTTACTCCTTCGGTTCTGGGGATGACTACCCGCCGATTGGATTCATGCTTGCGATGCCGAATATGTCAAATAACTGAGGTAATCTCCGCTTTTCTCGCTCGTGAGCTTTCGTTTCGCTCTTGGGTACTTGCGGACACTGCTACTAATGCAAGGTCATGGCCAAACTCAAATTTGCCTTGCCAGACTCAATAGAATCATGAGGATGTGTACTTTATGCGACAAAGCAACCATGCCGAGACGGCACAAATGACTGGTAAAAGATGTACTATTTACCTGATTTTTACTGCGATTACATGGTAAGATTTTCAGGGAAAAACGATTCACCTACCCCATTTTATTGGATCTAAAAGAGTTAGTCACTAACTGTCAACGTGGCGTCTCGTTTCAGATACCGCCTTCCAGCTAGGCCAAAACAGGCAAATGATAGCGTTTGCAGTTTGCCTTTTTCTCTTTAGAATCATATAGATAGCAGGAATCGAGTTAGTCACTAACTTGCAAGAATGGCTGTTTTCCTTACATCCGCTGTACTCGTGGCGGACCAGCTAGGGCTAGATTGAACGCGGCGTCTTGTTATTTTTGTGTGCTATATAAAGGATACAAACGCGGCCGCAATACCATTGGTAAGCCACGCGAGGTACGTGGTACGCGAGGTACGTAGTGATAGACACGTGGTACGCGAGGTACGTGCTACGTGGTACGTACCACGCGAGACACGCGAGGTAAGACAATGACACGTACCACCCGCGCGGGGCCAGGGGGCGGGCGGATGGGTCCCATGGTGTACCCAGAATACGACCAATTTTTGAACTATTGGGGCATAAAATAATATGCTATACTAGAAATAAACAGTTAGTCACTAACTGGAAAGGGCGAATAAATGGCGAAATGTGAGAAATGTCGTGTAAAAAGCATGGAAATCGCACTGCGCGACCAGCGTATCCGCATACTGGAGGCGATTATTAAGGAATATATAGAAAATGACCCCGGCTACGGCATTGGTGATGGGTATCCTAACGAGATAGTGGCCAGAATGCGCGAGATTCTAGCCGATAGTTAGTCACTAACCGGGATTTACAGGTAAAAGTTAGTGACTAACTGGCAAAATGGCTCGATTACAGCGTTTTTACTAAGCAGGCACGTACTCCCCCACGGGGGGTCCTGGAAATTCACGTCCTGGAGGACCGATAATGAGACAATTCACCCATAACCCTTGCATTTTCATGCACTTACCTCCACTTTTACTACCATTTTCGGAGATATACACCATATGGAGAGTCGATTGCCCCCACTTTTCATTTCTCGGTTTGCCCTCACTTTACATTTCAAAGTACTCTTTATGAATTGCAAAAAGTAGTCTATATACTGTACTTTTCCGGGAATCCAAAATGCCAAAACCGTCCCATCTCGAACTTTTGTCAAAAGGCACCCAGTCATTTACCCCTGATAGGCTGTTCTTGGCCCTTGGCGGGGCCTACACGCACGAAAATCTACTTGCCGCGTGCGGGAGGCTACCCATACGAGATCAGCGCCTCCTACGCCAAATGGTGAGGAATTTCACTCCGTGGCTAAAATGGCGGGGGTTAGTTACCAACTCGCAATTCGCCGACCTGTGGGAATTTGCGACAGACCCAACGCCAGTATTGCAAATCTCCCCAGCGTCACGAGCACGGCTGGAACATTCCCTGGCCACCATCGACCGAACCAACAATTATCACAACGTCCAGTGCAATGCGCTATTCATGCTGGCACTGGGACTAGGTATTCATCCACGCCACGCCTATACGCTGACATTACTCGACATTGCACGTATACGATCATTATTGAAATCCCTGCACTGCTACACCCAGTGGGCCTGGACGTACATTGACAAGTTAGTCACCAACAGAGGTGTGCATTTACGCCGTGGCCATTATGTACCCCAGCTATTCATCACCTACGGCACCGGCGTCCCCATCGACCTCGCCACTGCCCACGGTCTCGCCAGCCGATGGAAGTCCCTCTACAGTCTCAACGCACGCGAAGCCATCCTCGCCCACCGCACCATGGCCGTGGAGTTCGCCGGTAACCGCCGCGCCATTACTACCCTATATAAGGAGATATTCACCGCAAATGAAAAACACCCAGGCCGATACTCGACTCCGTCAGACAGTGGCGTCCCTGTCCCAGCAACTACACCAGAACCAGACCCGGGGGGCAATGCCACTATCACCCATCCATACTGGGATGGCACCGCCCGTGATACGCAGTCACTCAAGTCCATCTCTACCGCACTCCAGCTTGCCACCCACCGGCACTTCGTCAGGTACCGGTACCTCGTTGCGCGCCGAGATTATGATCATCGCCAATACCTGCTTAGATCACATGCCGAACCGCTCGATAGCCATCTTGTCTAAACGTAGTGGCGTAAACGTCCAAACCATTCGCCACATGGCCACCCGTGGCAAGATCGTCAACCTTGCCACCATTGTCTCCCTCGCCGCCGCCATCAATGCCACCATCCACATCTCCATGGAGGCCCACGTTGCCAAGGCGTAAATTAAAAGAGCGCGTCCCATACCCGTCCCCAGCTAACCCCAACCCCACTGTTGGACCCATCGACGCCAAGACCGACAGTGACCGCAAGAGTCGTGACCGCCGCCTCGCCACATTACGTGAGCAAATCATGGCCGCAGAGGCCACCGCCCCAGACAAATCCAACCGCGACCGCGCCGCCGCCGCTGCCAAGGCACGCACCTTATCTCGCCGGTACAAGATCCCATCCTCCATTCGCGACGACATCGGCCTCACCCGTGATGAGATACTATCTAGTGCGCCAGTGTTGGCTGCGGCAGTGCGGCCTCTACCTCCAGTGGAACCCCTGCCACCAAGCTGGCGCAAGTACTTTGCTCAAATGTGCCGCTATAGTCAAGCCGTACAATTCCGCCATCGGCTGGCCACCAAGCACGACTTGCCTATCGACTGGTATGATATGCCGACCAAGGGTGGACTAAGCGATGTATTCAATGCGGTCTTCCTCGATGCCGACGCCGTAGCCATTACATTAGGTATCAGCGACAACGCGGCCACCCGCCTCATGACTACTGGCCTCATCCCCAGCTTTAAGGGGCCGTCATTGCCACTCATGACCACGATCCATGACCTAACCACCTACCTATCTATGAATCGCCTCATCGACTGGCGGGTCGTCATGTACCAAGCGGGGTGGAAAGCCGGTCTCGGCGGCATGTGGCGCGACCCATCCAATGGCGAATACATTCCCCTCACTGCCGCATTAGCCAAGGTCAAGGAGCGTATTGACGTCAAATTCGGTGCCAAACTCGCCTAGCTGTGTGTCACACATATACATAATGACGCAACACCCCTATACCTAGTGGTTACTTGACATGACACGTCAACAGGTGGTATACTAGTATCTAGCTGTAGTGTTCCAGTCTGAGTCTAGTTGATGCCATACGAGCCAGGAGTGCCCAGTGGGGGTTAGTTCAGTGATTGGTTCTCACCCTCACTGGCACGTCTGGTTAGTTACTAACTAAGGAGAACCATTCACAATGTCTACCACTGACCCCGGCACCGCCATTACCACCACCCCACCTACCACTATAGACCTGTCCAAGCTCCTCGTCCGTGGCATGAAGGGGTACCTGTATAGCCCAGTCACCAAGCGGATGTACTACATTCATGACCGCAGTGAAGTCGGCCCATCGACATACGAGCGTCCCTGGTCTGTGAACCCGGGCTACGGCTTCGAAACCCCCGTCTACCCATTAAACCCAGTAGATTACCCCACGTATAACACTGCCAACGACGTTCTCGCCTGGGCACGCGAAATGTGGCCGACCCTGCAATTCGACGTCTACGCCCCGACACCCGAAGGCTATGTCACCCAACTCCAATACTGGCTCATCGCCTGGAACGGTGCCGACATCTATGAAATCTACAGTGCAGGCTGGTGGGCATTTGACCTGGACAAAGACGGTGAAGCCGCCGCCTATGACCAACGCAGTGCCGAATTGCGCCAAGCGGGGTTCTCATTCTAATGGAACCCATCATGCAGTTCTTCGCCTACGAGCATCTCCCCCCGCACCTGCAACTGGTCAGCGCCCCATTCGGCCAACTCGCTGAAACCATTGTGTCCACTCTCCCCCGCAACCCGGAACGCACCGTAGCCCTACGCAAGTTGTTGGAATCCAAGGACGCCGCCGTCCGCGCCAAGCTCTACCAGGACCCCCAGTGACCCCCAATAGTGTATAGTACTCCCTAGGAGCGACTTCCCATGTCAACCAGATCCTCATTGCACGAACCGGCCACCACGGCCATCAACCCCAACCCCGACATCGACATCAACCGGCCCCGTGCCGCCACCCCGGCCCCAACCAAACTCGCCCCATTTCCCGGTGTGCGTACCGGCGACGATGACGACCCATTCTCCATCCCGGCCCCCAAGGAAGGCGAGACGCCGCCCGTAATGATCACCCAGGACACATCATCCCCTGGTCGCACGATCTCCACCATGTTCGACCCCAAGGATCAACTGGAACCCGTACCCCCGGTCACTCCCCCCGGTGGCGAAACCCCGGTAGACACAACTGTCGCCATCTCGTCCAGCGACATCATGGGCCTGTCCACCACCCCCAAACTCCTCGTCCCCGTCCCCGCTGGCGCATCCCTGGAGTTCCTGGGCGCAACTGGTGCGTACACTTTTGGCACTACCCCCTATACCGGGGCAGGTAGTCTGCAAATCAAATGCGGCGGCACGGTAGTATCCAACGACGTCCCTGTCACTGCCATCACTGGCGGCGCATCTGGCGACGTGACCTTCACTGCACTCCCCGGTATCACTCTCCAGGCCGATATGCCGATTACCCTTACCCAAACCGGTGGCTCACTCACTGGCGGTGACGGCACCCTGTCCCTAGTCGTCAACACCTCTACTCACCTCCCCCCGGCTGGAGACGCCCAGGCGCAGTCCGCCCCTGCCCATGCCGCACCCAAGTCCACTGTGGGCACGTCTCTCTACGCCAGGAAAAACAGATAGTCCATCCCTAGTCAATCGTTCATTCACCTTGGGGCGTGTAGGTTTGTTAGATTTCCTACACGCCCTCTTTTTATTGGTATACTCCACTTTGTTAGTGACTAACCACAGGAGAGGCCACCATGACACCCACTTTAGACGAACGTTCTATCGAAACCACCAGTGTCGAATACCCGTCCCGGCCCCAGGAGGTCATCGTATTCACGCCTGTCGGCACCGACGTAATCACTGGCATCCCCTCCCCAGCCCTCTCCTCCTATGACCAACTCACCGACAAACTCCCGTACATACAAATAGGCTTCTACGCAAGTGGACCCAACACCGGCCCCGTCACCATCAACCTCAATAACCTCGGTCCCATCCCATTGACAAAGGCCGAAGGTGGCACCATCGAGGTCCCCCTAGAGGTTGGTGACATTGCCCTTCATCAATACGTCCAAGCCGCCTACTACCCCTGGACGCCATCATTTCAAGTCCTTACGCCACTCGCATCCAGTGAAGGCGACGTCGGCCCACAGGGACCCCCCGGCCCCCAAGGTCCCCCAGGCACCGGCATTGCCATCAATGGAGCAGTGGACACTGTTGGTGACCTACCTCCCACTGGCGACCCCGGTGACGCCTGGGTAGTGGAAAACACCGGCCACCTCTGGGTCTGGGACGAGGACACTCAATCCTGGGTAGACAGCGGCCTGATCCAGGGACCCCCCGGCGTACCCGGCGAAGTTGGCCCAGTTGGTCCCGCAGGCCCTCCCGGCACCAACGGCGTACAAGGTCTCCCAGGTCTACCCGGTCTCGAAGGTGAAAAGGGCGATCAAGGCGACCCCGGCCCCCAAGGCCCCACCGGCCCCCAAGGTGTCGTCGGCCCCACTGGTGCCCAAGGCGTCAAGGGCGATACTGGCACCCCTGGCGAATCGACCTCGACGTTTCATTATAGAGTAGACGCCAACACCGTCATCCCATCTGACCCCGGCCCGGGTTACATCCGCTACAACGTTGCCAACCAGCCACTATCCACTCAGCTCTACATCGACCTCCTCACCAGCGACGGCTACGATGTACTCACCTACTTCCAACTCATGTCCCCCGGTGACGAGTTCCTCATCGTGGACCGTTACAACGCCGCATCTGCCCAAAGTTGGTCACTAACTTCTCCCGTCATCGTCAACCCCGGCTGGTTCACCGTCCCCGCGACCTGCATCAGTGGACTCTCCTTCCCGCACAATACCCAACTCTCCATCCAGGTATTGCCCCAAGGCAGCATGGGACCCGCTGGCCCACAGGGTATCCAAGGCGTCCCCGGTCCCACCGGTCCACAAGGCGTCCAGGGTGTCCAAGGCCCCATGGGTCCCACTGGCCCAACCGGCAACATCGGCCCCGCTGGCCCCATGGGCGAAACCGGTGCCACTGGACCCCAAGGTGTACAAGGCCCCCAAGGCGTCAAAGGCGACACCGGTCCCCAAGGCCCCATTGGCAACACCGGCCCCGTTGGCCCACAAGGTCCCCAAGGCGAAGGTCTCAACATCCAGGGCACCGTCGATAACGCTGGCCAACTACCCCCCACCGGTTCCCCCGGTGACGCATGGGTCGCCGAAGACACCGGCCACTTATGGGTATGGGACGCCGCATCCGGCACCTGGATCGACGCCGGTAACGTCACCGGCCCCCAAGGTGAGCAAGGCCCCATCGGCGCAACCGGTCCCATTGGCCCCCAAGGTATACCCGGCCCCACTGGTCCACAAGGTATCCAGGGCATCCAAGGTCTCTCCGGGCCTGTCAACACCATGGATGAAGGGATCGGCTACCCGCAGAAGACCTATCTCAACTTCGTCGGCGCTGGCGTCTCCCTGTCTGTCAACGACCCCAACGGCAGCATTGACGTCACTATTCCCGGTGCCACTGGTGGACACGTAATCCAGGACGAAGGCACGCCTCTCACTGCCCGTACTGCTCTCAACTTTATTGGCGTGGGTGTCACCGCCACCGACGACGCCGCCAACAACCGTACCACTGTCACCATCACCGGCGCTGGCCAAACCCCCTGGACGCAGGATATCTGGGCGGCTAACTTCAATCTCGGTGGAGTCAAGGGTATCGGTGTCGGTGCGGGGGCGAACCCGGTTATTGCTGCCGTCTACGTGCAAACCGCTGGTGCCGGTGTCGCCGGTTTCCGCCACTTCGACTCGGCCACGACCGGTGCTGGCAGCATCATCATTGGCAACGACCTTGGCCACTTAGGCGGTCTCATCTTCGGCGGCTCTGCACTCGCCACCGTGGGCCTCCGCGACGTCCTGTCCTTCTACACCCAGTCGGCTACTCCCATCATCTTTGCGACCCAGGAAGTCGAACGTATGCGGGTGAAGGAAGATGGCAAGGTAGGCATTGCCTGCACTCCGTTTAGTGAACAACTTGAAGTCCGTGGCGACGTCAGGTTCAAAGGCCCGACCTCCAGTACGTTTCTATTCATCGACACTACGGGGGCCGCTGGCAGCACTGCCATCTACTTCCAGGCGGCAGGCGCGGCCCGTGGCAACATAACTGCGGGTAGCACCTCAGTTGCACTATCCAGCAACACTTATCTATCCCTGCAAACCGGCTCTACCCCAGCCGAACGTGTCCGCATCACTGCGGCTGGCCTCGTAGGCATCGGCAAAACTCCCGCCACTTACAAACTGGAGGTCAGTGGCGACATCGACATCACTGGAGTCTACCGTGTCAACGGCGTGCCACTCACCAGCGGCCAACCCCAAACCCCGTGGGCACAGGACATCCACGGCAACAGTAAAATCCTCTACAGTGTCGCTGCCATAGGCATCCAGGTAGCCAGCCCACAGGTTGCCCTGCAAGTGGCCGGTCAAATCTGGTCAGTCGCCGACACAGTCATCCTGGAATACGCCGCCCACAGTAGCGGGTACGGGCGGGTTGGATGCATGAGCTTCCATCCGTTGACACTCTGGACCGACCAATTGGAACGGATGCGGATCACGGCGGCGGGAGACGTGGGAATCGGCATCGCTGCTCCGGGCGCAAAACTCCATGTAATGAAGGGGACTGATGATTCCGACGCAATCTTAGTCTCCGGTGCGAGTACGACGCAATTCATGGCGTTCCAGTCGAACGCAGCCGCCGGTCGCATCCTGCACTGGAACGGCAGCGGCTTCGGCAACATCCACCTCTGCCCCAGCGGTGGCAACGTGGGCATTGGCACCACCAATGTTACCTCTGGACGTTTCACTGTCGAAGCGGCCACTGACCGTGTGCTCATCATCCGGGGCGACCCAGTGTCATTTGGCTTCCCTCCCGGCCTGCTCGGCCCAATCCTGGAAGGCGTAACCTCTGCCCAGAGTGCCTTTGCTCCCATCACACTTACTGCCACGACTATTAACCTGATGCCATTTGGCGGCTCCGGTGTCGTTGCTGGCGTAGGCATCGGCACAACTGCCCCCGGCCATGCGCTCGACATCGTGGGTAACTGCAACGTCACCGGCCAGTACTTAGTCAACGGTGTGCCACTTAGTACCGGCGGCTCCCAGACACCGTGGGCGACCGACATCGACGGCAATCAAAAAAACCTGCTCAATCCGCGCATCATCTCGATCAATGCGTCCTCAGTTAATGAGCATTTCCTGATGGTGAGCGGCGCGACGGTAACCGCGACCGCAACGTTTATCAACAGCATCGGAGCCGGGGCAGGCAATAGCATGAGGCTTCGGCTTGGGCCGCACAACGGATTTGTCTCTAATCCGCAACTCTGCCCTTACGTCGAATCATTCAGCGATGCGTCAGGCTATGGCGGTCTTGCCTTCGGCACATACAGAGATGCCCCAATCGAGCGGATGAGCATCACACCTGACGGTGGTGTCGGTGTTGCGATGAGATGCGCGGCTGGCGTGACATTAGATATCGCCGGTTACCTCATGCGGATGACTGTCCCCGGCGTGGACTTCCGGTTCAACTGCAACGCCACTTGTGCCGTTGGAACCGCGACCGCTCACCCGTTGCAGTTCTATACAGGCAATGTTCAGGCCATGCTCATATCGGCGACTCAAACAGTCGGTATTGGCCCGGATACGCCATCCTCTAAGCTCACTCTCTCTGGCGGACCTATGGAGATACGCGGCGGGAACGCCATCATGCTCCGTCCCCCGGATAACTCCTACCATTGGGAGATAAGCTCCATCGCTGCCGGTCTCCAATTGAGATCGGGCGGCGGTCCTATTGGCATGACCATAAACGCAAGCGGTCAGGTTGGCATTGGTCAAATGAGCGCACCCTATCAAACTCTCTCGATCATTGCTCCCGGTACGATCACCGGTTTTGCCGCCGCCGGTCTACAGGTCCGCATTGGCGAGTCATCCAACAACGGCGCATACGGCATGGGACTCGGCTTCTGCTACATCAACGCCGTCTGGTCAGGCGTAATCCAAAACGTAGGCCCCGCCCCCGGCCCCATGTTCATCAACCCGCTTGGCGGCAACGTAGCCATCGGCAACATCGGCGCGATGCTTCCCACCCAGCCCACCTGGGTCAATCCCCCCAACCTGCTCACAATCGTCCCGACCGCAAACCCCACCAACTTCACCAAAGCCCAGCAACAGGTGCTCATCTGCGAGGGTTCCGCCAACCCCGGCTACGGAATGGCAATGGGCTACTCCTCCTACGCTGGCGGGTTCTACGGAGGCTCCATCCAGGCATGGCACGCCGCTGGAGTAGGTACGTTGTACCTGAACCCGTCAGGGGGCAATATCGTCATGGGGAATTCGGCACCCGGTGGAGCAGACACCGCGAATATGCCGCTTGGGACAATGATGATCTACTATAATCATACGAACAGTTACTTGTATTTCTACATTAAAAGAACCGATACCCAAGTGATAAGACAGGCCGCGTTCTTATGTTCATAGAAAGAGGTTCAAATGACTTACACAGAATCAGCCACACTCATGACCGACCAGACCTTTCGGGGCCGTGTCCAGGTGGCCGTCCTCAAATACGCCGACAGCATCATGATAGAGGCATCGAGCGTGCCAGCGCATAACACACGCGAACGCTGGGCAACGCAAGCGATGCAGAACCCGGCAATGGTAGCCGCGCAGATCCAACCACCCACCGTCATGGACCCCGCAGTGCAGCAGGATGGGGCGAGTGTCACAGACGCGGCATTGCAAGCCGCCGTAGAAGGTGTCGTCAATAAGTTACTATAAATATCCTATGCAATCCCTCACCCTACCCTACTACCAGCGTGTCATGCTGTGGAACATGCTAGGAAACCACCAAGCCGCCAACCTCAAGGAGGCGAGTGTATATTTACGTGTCATCGAGAAAATACGTCTCACTGACCAGGAGCAGATCGACAGCGAGTTCACCACCGCTGGCCAGCAATATGGGTGGAAGCTGCCATTCGCAACCTTTGGCACACGGGACATCGACCTGGAAAACGAGGAGGCCAAATGCCTCTCAACTGCAATAGAATCAGCGGCCCCAGTGCGGGTCATCGACGCCGAATGGCTGTCCAGCCTAGTGTCCCAGCTGGCCCGTCCCGCTATGGAGTTAGTCACTAACCACCAGTAAAACAGTAACGTTACAATACGCCGACACTCATTTTCCCATTGACATACGGCGTCACTATCGTGTACTCTACAGCCTAGAGGAGTACCACCCATGCCCAGCACGATGGACATGAACGAGCGCACGCTATACCTCGGCCTGAAGCCCACCGGCACCAAGGCCGAGAAGTACAGTGCCGAGCGCAAGGAGGCCAAGCGTGCGTCTACGTCCAATGCCTCCAATGTTCGCATCACGGACAAGGAGAATCTTGCGACCAAGACCGAGAAGGTTCACGAAGCACTAATGGAAGAGTCCCGCGCCAAGGCCAAGAAGCCAAAGTCTAAGGGAAATGGCAACATGGAATCCTGCGGGGGCATGTACGAGTACTGCGAGATCGAAGCCATCACTCCCACTCACGTCGCCTACAAGCAAGGCCCTGACCTCTATGGGCGGACGTACATGTACGATGTGGGTACCGGCGAAGTGGAACTCGGTCCCCGCATGACGGTTCACCAGGAGCTTGTCTTCGGTAAGCCCGACGCCGCCTAGTTAGTGACTAACCTTGATATGATACTTGCGTATGGCTCTCAACCTACGCAATAATAGACAGGGGAACGGGAACGCCACGGCCACTGCCGTCAACGGTATCGACCATACTGCCGACAGCATCCCTCCTGGGCAACCTGTTCCCTTTGTCCCACCATGGGCACGTCTCGTTGACGACTTCACCGCAGCGTATCCCCCAACGTCTGACAACATCGACGAATACATTGCTGCGGTCGCCATCCGCTTCGCCATCCCCGAGATTGAACTATCCAATTACATACGTAGTCGCATACGTCGTGGCCAACTCATTGCACGCGCCACCATGGAACGCGCCATGTATGTTAAAGCCCAGGAGGCGGCGGCACTAGTAGGTGTACGCATTGCCAAAGCCTTCGCCGTGATAGATGATGGGATGAATGCGGAGCGTGTCACATACGACCGGGAAGGTAACGCTCACTTTACTCCAGATCACCGTACCCGCATTACGGCAGCGGCCAAACTCCTCGACACCTTAGGGGCGAATCATCCCAGCAAGGCCATTGTCGAGCATGAGATAGGTGATAAGTTGGCCGCACTGTCCACCGATGAGTTGCGCCTACGTCTCGTAGAACTGGTGCAACAGGCCGGGGGTACACTCCGTGCCTCTGGGGTCAAAGGTATAATTGACGTTTCACCCCCAGTTAGTGACTAACCGCAATGGCCACCACTACCACCACCCCACAATTCACCCCGCTCCCCAACTTAGCTAATGTCAAACTCGCCGCCGACATCGCCGAACTCACCGACGAGCTAATCTTCCGCGAGTCCAATATCAACACCCCAAAGTCGGCCATGTTCTGGCTCCGCAATGGCACCCGCACCGTAGACGAGCAGGATGCCAACAGCCGCAAGCCCTTCCCGCTCTCCCCCTACTTCGACTACATCGCCGCCGACATGATGGTGCGGCCACCCAAGGGCGAGTCCCTCATCCACGCCACATACAAGTCCCGCACCCTAATGATGTCATGGACTGCCGCTGGTCTAGCCGCCCACATGATGGCCACGCAACCCGACACCCGTGTCATTGTGCAATCCGCCGACCAGCCACGCGCCGCCAAGATCATCGAGAAGATCAAGGTCCTGTTGATGAACAGCACTGACAGGCTAAAGGGTAAATGGCTGGGCGACCTGACGTTGGATCTATTCAGCCAGTCCTATGCCGAATGCAATCTCCCCAACGGCTCCAGTGCCGCCGCCTTTGCCTCTGGCAGTGACAAGATCCGCTTCGAGCACGGCACCATCTACATCTTTGACGAAGCATCCCTGGAGGACGAGTTACTCGAATGCGTTACCAATGCTCTCGCCGCCAAGACACCGTTTATATGGCTCATCGCCACAGCCAAACCCGGCCCCCTGAACGAAATCTGGAAGGAATGCAAGCAGATCCCGTGGTCGTACAACCCCCTCCTCCACCAGGACTCGTACTCCTACACTCACCTTTTCGACCATGGCAGTCTTGCACAAGTTGGACTATCTGGACTACTGGTACCCACCCCGGGGATGAGCAATGATGTCACCGGCCCAATACCCGGCCTAACCAAGCACCTCTCCCCACAGGGCTGGGTGTTCATTCGCGTCCACTACAGTTGCGACCCATCCATGCGGGACCCCGCGAAACTCAAACGTGTCGCCAAGGTCTTCGGCGGCATGGGATCGCCCATGTGGAAGCGCGAGATGGAGATTGACGCCGAAGCTCTAGGCGGCGCATTAGTTCACCCCAAATACAGTGAGGCCATCCATGTCATCCCCGATAAATCCATACCCGAGCACGGCTGTCTCTTTATGTCCATTGATCCTCATCCACGTACCGAGCACGCTGCCCTTTGGATGCTCGTTACTCGCGAGTACGACTTCTATTTCTATCGAGAGTCCTGGCCGTCGAATGTTTATGGTACTGGTAGAAGGCTCCGTGACGAGGATGAGTGTAACCGTTACACCGTGCGTACCTACGCCGAGTACATAGCCTTTGTCGAGGGCAATGAAATCGTTGCCACCAACCCGGGTACCCCCTATGAAATGTACCAGTACACTCATCGCGATGGTGGCGAACGCATCGTATCTCGTCTTATGGATCAGGCAGGCAAGGGGTTTCGCATTAGTGGGGAAGGGACACCAGATCTCTTCATCTATGACGAGTACCGCAAGTATGGGATATATTGCCAAGATCCACGTAAATCACATGCGGTTGGTAATGACAAAATCGACGAGCTACTGGAACCCAAGCCCTGGCGTAATACTACTAGGCCACGCCTATTTATCGCAGAATCCCTACTTGAGTTGCGTGCTGAATTTCGCAATCACCGCTATGCGACCACATCGACGTCACTCGCCAAGGACCTCAACCAGCGTGTATCGCAGTTCCGCACCCACATGCTGGACAACTGCCGCTATCTACTAAGTGGTAACATATTCTACACCGAGATGATGGCATCGAACCGTTACCTCATCTCCAACCAGTTCTCCTCGCCGCAAGTATTGCAAGTTAGTCACTAACAAGGAGTCGCCATGACCGAACAAGATCGCATCGACGTCGCCGGGGGTGGCCCATATATACCCAGCGGCAATGTAGACTTCTCCCAAGGTGACCACGACGACGACCGCGCCCGTAACATGGACGACCGCATACGTCGCAGTGAGAACTGGCTGGAGAACAACTTCTGGCCCGTATGGGAGCGCACCTGGGAATCATATAGTGGCTTTCGCAAGCCCATCGTGCTCAACGACCCAACCATGGCTGCGCCGGGGACATTGGATGGGGCATTTGCCAGTGATAGTGTCGCCATTCTACGCGCTGCCTCTAATCGCGTCCAGCGCCAGGATCGCACTGATGGCCTGCCCGTGCTGTGGAATGCCTGCCAGCGTGTGGTCGCCCGGGTCAACGCCAATGTCCCCATCATTACGTGCAGATCCCATGACCCGGCACGCGCCGACCGCCTCTCTGCGTCGTACATGTACTTCTACGACAAGGCGCAACGTAAGTCCCGGGTAGTGAACAAGACATTGACGTCTACCTGGATCACCGGCTGGGGTCCCAATAGCTGGGGCTGGGACGACACGACAATTAAACGTGTACGCCTAGTCCGTCCCGAGCGCATGACCGACGACATGATCACCGCTGTACTGGAGACGTACAAGCCGCAGCTAGCCACCATCATCGAAGACATTGTCACTGCCGCCGGTATCGACCCCAATGATGAGGAAGCCATGGATGATGCATCATTGCAAGCCATCCCGGTATTGGCTCAGCAGTATGGGCATAAGGGGCGATTACGTCTCATCTATGACGAACGTGGCTACGTTGGCCCAAGCGTCAAGTACACGTTCCCCGGTGACATATTCCCCGAACCGGAGTTCGACACCCTTGCGACCTGTGCCTACGTAGGCGAGTACATGCGTGTCGGCATCGAGTGGTTCCAAGAACTCTACGAGAGACACAAGCTCCCCGATGGCAACTACGACCCGGAGCTAGGCACCCGTATACAACGTGTCATGGATGAGAAGCCACACGGCGACGTGCGTGCAATTGGCTCCCAATCTGAGCGCCTGCGCGGCAACCTGTACAATCTCATCAAACGCTCCACCTCCAACAACCCGTCCAACGAGGGCACCTACGCCGACGACATGGAGGTACGCTGGGGCGTGCATAAAATCGAATACCCAGGCCGTGGCGGCGAGGACGCAACCGTTGAGTATAAATGCGGCAACATCTGGCTGGGCCACTTCTACTACCCGTTTCTAATAGGTGATGGTAAAGTTGCCCGTACAGAACTACGCATCGTAGAGTCCATCCTGGGCGGCATCGGTGAATCCCCGGCCCATCACATCGTCTCCCTCGCCGACATGTATGCCCAAAGTTTCTTTCAACGCCACGATCTCATTGACGCCATTAGTAGACCCCTCCTATGGACCGATGATGCAGCCCTCTGGTCCAACCCCGAGTTCTTTACCCGTAATACGTCTGGTTTCCGGGTCGTCTACACCCGGGGCGGGGGGAAGTCGTTTGGTTTCGAACAGTCTGGCCCTGCTATTGCCAGTGCCCTATCGTCCATGAACAGTGACGAATCGGCGATGAAACTCATCCAATCCACCACCGGCGACTCCAACCTTGGCAACATGGCGGAACTTACTCCTGGTCAGAACAACACTGCCACTGGTGCCAAGATCATGGACCGTAACACCGCGATACTCTCTGGCCAGACCACGTCCATGTTTGTCCAGAAAATCGGTGAAGACTGCGAGATGATGCGCGAGTTGTTACGCAGTGAACTCAATGAGGACTTGGCACTGGATCTAGGGCAGTATCACATGCTCAGTGGGCAGTCGGCGAAGTTGCAGGAAGTTGACGAGTCAATGGTGACCATGGAACCGGAAGACTACGAGGATGATGGCGAAATTATCATCGACTCGACCTCTATATTCCCTGATGCCAAGCAGAACAAGGTCAACGAGGCGAATCTAATATACGGGCTGGCAAAAGAAAACCCGGACAAGATGCACATCGACGAGTGCATCAAAGACGTACTCAAAGCCATGGGTAAGGGCAAGGACATTAGCCGCATTATGATACCCCCACCGCCACCCGGTAGTCCTGAAGCCAATGCTCAAGCCAATCCCATGGAAGCTCTCAAGGGAGCACTACAGGGCAAAGGAGGCCCACCGAATGGACAAGCAAACGCTGCACCCAACCAACCTGGACCAGGGATCGGCCCAGCCAACACCAACCCAACTTCCCCTGTTCCAGCCGGGGGTGCCACCGGAAATGCCAATGGGGTACCCGCCACTAGTGTTCCAGGAACAGCCGCCCCGGAACTGGAAGGACAGCAGGCAAGTCATGGAGGTGTACCGCTTATGTAGGCCGATGCTGGAAGACTACATTGCGGATAGGCGCGGTAGTGCTATCCAGGAGATGGCCACCGCCGCCACTGCTGGCAACCTTACCAAGGCCACTCTAGCTGCCGCGCAACTCAATATGCTAGACAGCTTATTAGAATCCCTGGAGATGTACATGACCCAGGAACTGGCTATACGTAGTGCGTCGGCATTTATCTAAACGTGTTACAGTAAACGACTGTTAGTGACTAACAAAGGAGAACAGAAACCACATGGCAATGCAAACATTCGGCGACCCCACCGGCACCACCACCATGGACGAAATCAAATCCATAGGCAGTGACCAGCCCAACATTATGGAGGATGCCACCGAGGAGTCCAGTAACCCAGACGCATTAGACGAGGACGGCAACCCAGTAGAGCCAGTAGAGGATGACGAGCAGGTAGACGACGAGGGCGAGGCCAAGCCTGCCGCACCCAAGCCATCCCGTACTGCTGCCCCTGACGCCGACCATCGCGCCGCCATCGCCGGCGAACTGGGCTACGACGTCGAGAACCTCACCCCCAAGCAGGCGTCCATCATCGAGGAAGTAATCGCCACCCTAGCGGAGAGCGAGGCTACCCCAACCACTACCGCCACTGCTGAAGAGTCTCTCACCGAGATCGAACGTGAAGTCCGCACTGCCCGTGCCAAGGCTAGTGAAACTCCCGCAACCACCCGTACCCCGCCCCCAGCTACTCGCCCACCTGCCGATGCCCGTGATGCCGACCCCATAGTGCTAGATCCCGCATTGCACTACACCGCGGAGGCCCAACTCTACAGCGACTCCATGGACCAGCGTTTATCTGAGCCACAGCGCCGTAGAGCATTTGAAGAACTACGGGAACACCGCCGCTACGAGTTTGCCAAAGACCTTGTCTTCAATCTCAAGTCCCCCGTGGTACTCAACTACCTCAAAGAGCAGTTACTCGCTGATGTTGCACCTAAGCTGGACCAATTCGACAACCTCAACAAGAGTGCCACGCAATTCCGCAGTAGACAAGCCGCCGAACGTTCTGCTATAGTACAGCTTGCCAAGCTGGAAAAAACAGACCCTGACATCGCCGAATTTGTCAAGCCCACCAAGGATGGCAGTTCCACGTATCAGGCTCTACTTAGGTCTAATCCAGCCATTGTAGCCAGGGTGAACCGGTTGAGTGAGAACCCGGAATATGCCGATCTCCCAGCCGACCGACGCGCCGTATTGCACGAGATTGATCGCATCCGTCTCGCCCATGACCTAGCGCCTCGAACAGCCAAGGCCAATGCGAATGCACAGGGCCGGGTGGCCAAGGTGAAGGCCGCAGCAGCACTAGTGAAGCGGGGTACCACAGTGTCCAGCGCCGCCAAGGCCGCAGCCGCATCTATTCTTGCCAAACGTGCCGCCGGTGCAGCAGGGGGTGGTGCCACTACCTCCACTAATGGTCAACGTCGGTTCGCCAACCCGGACGCCGAGCGCCTCCGCATTGCCGCCAACAAATCGACCAGCATCTTTGGTTAGTCACTAACCGCTACCGCATGGCGAGTGGTGTACTAGCCCGACTATCAACTCAGTTACCCAACAGGAGTCCTCACCGCCATGCCTATCTCATACGCACTGGGTAATCGCCATACCCAACAGATGTTTGCCGCGACCGATAACGTCCGGGTCGTCGGCGTTGACGCGATGTTGATCCGCCCCGACATCGCCCCACTGACCACGCTCCTCGTGGAGGGGTTGAAAAAGTCCAGAAAAAAGGGCCAGTCCAGCACCCTCATCGAGTGGAAAGAGGATGACTGGATGACCCAGTGGGTGATTACCGCCGCTGCCGTAGCCGATGGCGTGGCAACCTCGATCACCCTCGTTGACTCTAAACCTGTCGTCCCCGGTGATGTCCTGTACTTCCCGCCTGCCAATGCCACCGTGGCCATGGGCGAACTCGTCCGTGTCACTGCCAACAACCCGGTGACCAACATCATCACTGTCACCCGTGCATTTGCGGGTACAGTGGGCGCAGCAATTGCCTCTGGTTCTGCCCTATCCATCAACGGCCCAGCACTCAACGAAGGTGCCGCCGCTCCCGATAGCAAGTCCACTATCGCGATGACCAAGCAGACCTACATGCAGCACTTCGGCAAGACCAAGCGCATTACCTTGGAACAGGCGGCATCTCAACAGTATGCATCTCCTCAAGGACTACGGGATGAACTCCAGTCCAAGATGATGAACGAGATGAAGCTGGACTACAACCGCACCGCCTATTGGGGCAAGGCATCGCAGGACCTCAATGACGTCAACGGCGAGATGCGGACCATGGCTGGGTTGCGTAGTGAAATAGTCACCAATGTCGTCGATGCTGGTGGACTACTCACGTACAAGGGCTTTCTCGGCTTCGTCGAGCGGGTATTCCAATACCACGACAGCGGCAGTGAACTCGGCCTCATTTGTCCCGCCATGGTCATCAATGCCATCAACGCTTGGCAGCACCAGTTTATGATGGTTGGACCCACTGAAAAGATGTTTGGCATCAAGACGCGCATGGTGCAGACCGGCTTTGGCGACTTGCGCCTCATCCACGACAAGACGCTCGAAACCCTCACTGGGCAGACTCGCGGCTTTGGTCACATTGCCTTTGCCGTGGACTTCGCCAATGTCGAAATCGTCTTCCTCCAGGGGAATGGCTTCTCCTATGGTGAACCCACTGTCCTGGAAGATGTCATCAAAGATGGGGCCGGTCGCATTGTTGACCAGACCCGTATGATTTGCGGACTCAAGGTGCGTCACGAAAAGAAGCACGGGGTCCTGCAAAATGTCACCGACTACACGGCACCCTGGTAGCCAGTAGTCCAACAACTCGCCAGGGCTGGACAACATGGTTCTGTTCTCCCCAGCCTGGGTTGAGCGGGGGCAGGTGGTATATGCGGTGCCGCCTGCCCCCACCGTTGACAGCACCGCACCACCTGTTAGTCACTAACTTCACCGCAAAGGAAACCACACCGCATGACCGCAACTATCCCCGATAACGTCGTGGCCGAATACCTCGCCGACCCCAGTAATGGCCTATCACTGCTCTCCATGGGCGACCCCATGATCCACCGCCCGGGCCTGCCCATCAGGGAGTACTATTGCCTGACGTACCCCGGTCTCACCAAGCAGGTACACTTTGTCAATCCCAAGCCCGTGAGCGGCAACAAGGACGCCATCATCACTGTGCAGATGCGCTTCTCCACGGTGCCCAAGACCATTGCCCCCGGGCAGAATGTGTCACTCGGTGTGCTGCGTACCAATAATCCCCTGTGGATCAAGGCTATCAACGACTCCCGCGACGCCGAGATCGCCGAAGGTGGTGTGGCAAGTATACTCGTTGCCGAAGAAATGGTCGAGGCCACCAAGACGCACGCCCAGCGGACGGCTGATCGCATCGTCAATGAAACCACGTCAACACTCAACCCATTGATACGTGAACAGAAAAGCCGCCTCAACGCGCAGGAAGCCGAACTCAATCGCCTACGTGCCATCGTGGCCAAGCTCTCTGCCGACAAGGCCGTGACTACTCCCAGTGACGAACTCGCCGTTGACCCCGACATCGACCTCGACGCCATGGCCAGCGGCGACGCTCTAGGTGATGCCACCGCCGAACCCACCGACGAAGCCACCGCCAAGTTCCTCAAGCCTGCCCAACCCGATGACGATGTAATGCTGGAGGAGGCACGCAAGGCGAGGAGACGCAAGTAGTACAATAACTAAGTCAACAGGTCGGCAGGCCGACACAACGCCACGACAGGGAGGTAGCCGCCATGCTATATAGCGCCTATTGGAGATTCCTCGTTAACTATGACGAATCCGCCGTTGGCGGCTACCCCCATGATTGGCAGTTTTGGTACATAGTCCTGCCGCATTTTTGCAATGAAGTCTACAACCGGCACGGCAAGGGCTACTTTAATACCACTGCATTTAGTATCCCGATCCCCGCTGGTGACAACCGCATTGTCCTGCCACAGGATGTGCTGACTATAGAAACGCATGGTGCATTTATTACAGGTGCGCCACTGCTTGGCAATAACATCAACTGGGCCGGGTATGAGATCACGCCCAATAACGACATTCCCGCCATTGGTGCAGTGACAGAATGGAACGACCACGCCGACTACCCCAAGCCTGCGAATGGCTACCCGTCCACGTATCGCATTGCCGCCGCGCTTATACCGGAACTGCCACCCGGGGACGACAGTGAGGGGGATTACAAGGTTATAGTTCTCAACTGCCCCGCGACGGATGGTCTCACTCTACGCCTCAAGTACGTGCAACGTCCCCCTATACCCGCGCACCCACTAGGCGTATGGAGCGACACTAACCTATCTCTCTACATTCCCAACCAGCTTATACCTGTACTCGCACTGCTCCACCGTGCGTACATCTTTGGGGATCGCGAGGCGGGTAACCAGGATAGTCGCTTTGACCGGCAGATGAAACGTTTCCTGGGCGCACTGGAGACATTGAATCCAATCATGGCGGCATCACCCAGCGGCCATCACATGGTGAACTCACGCTAGTTAGTCACTAACCGCCATGGCTGACTCCAAACCTCCCGCTTATATCCCGCTCATGGGCGTAGTGACCCAGGTGAATCCCAGTGCTCCGCCCCCTGCCGCCGTGCATTGCCATAACTTTCGCGTCATGCCCAGCACTGATGGGTCACTGTGGTTACGGCTATTTGGTGGCCGTAAATGGCGTGCCTCATTTGCCAGCGGCCTGTGGAAGCAATTCCACGAGTACCGCGACCCACTCTACGCCGGTTACCTCAACCAAATACGGCTCAAGATCACCGGCAACCTCATGGAGTGGTGGTCATTGTACCTAGGCAGTTGGGACGGGGCGAAGATCCTCACCATTCCCACCACCTATGGGGGTTCCTACTGCCTCACTCGCCCTGCGCCGGTGTGTAATACCAATGAAGGCATCGTCATGTACAACGGGATGGGGTTACGCGAACCCATCATAGGCTCTGGCTCATATCCCGCACTTAGCATCTGGCTTGCCGATGTCAACCAGTTAATGTACGTTGGCCTCGACTGTTACGTCCCATTCCTTGGCCCACACCCGTATGTGACGTCCACTGCCGGGACGATGACGATACTCAATGAGATCACTTACTACGTCGGCATACACAACGACAGGTCCTACCACTTCTCCAATGTGATCAAAGCTGGCGTCGTCACCGCAGGCACTAATGTCGGTGTACGCTTCGACCAGCTTAACAACATACTCATGAAGAACCACGGCCCCTATGAGCAGGGGCGGCAGAAGTATGTGTTTTATGCCACCGTGGATCTACAGAACGCCGAGGTCGGCTACCTCATGATGGACCCCGCCGACCCGACCCGGCCCATCACTGCCGACATTACCGCAACGACCATCACCATACCCAACTACGTGCTGGATGTATTCAAGGAGGCCCCCGTAGACAACTTTCCCCCACGGCCCATGCGGTGGATTGCCCCCGTCGAAGGGCGCATATACGGGGCACTAATGCCGGGTGCAGGGCTGTCGCCAACGCAACCAGACTTCTCATACATGTCGCCGACACATTACCTATCGGGCATAGTGTGGAGCGCGGCGGCATCTGACGTAAGTGAAACCTTCTTCCTGGGTGCCCCTGAGCACGCATGGCCACTGGATAACTTTCGTGCCACCCCCAATGCCGAACAGCCCATATGGGGCGCACGGTCGCCAGAGGGGAAGTCATTGCACGTAGTCACTGAGACCACCAACTTCATCGTCTTCGAAGACATTGACGAACGCCACAGTTTCACCGAGATACCCGGGCGGTACGGCATACGCAACACCTACACCTACTGTGAGAGAACCCCGCATGGGTCAATATGGGAAACCCAAAATGGTGAGATAGTCGCACTCGGCGAGGGTGGCAATATCGACATTCTCTCGCGCCCATACCAGGATAAGCTGCGGGGCAAGGTATCACGGTTCGCCACCCATACCTTTGACCCGCCGAACATGATTGACCGCTATGAGTTGTACTTCACTGACAATACCCTGTGGGTACATGATTTCATTACTGGTCAAGGCTACAGCGCCGATGGCGACTTCACGTCTGGCAAGACCCTGATGGACCAAGCAATGAAGCGGTACCACATGCTGGGCAACCGGGATCTATTCACCCAAGCTGGGCAGTATGACGACTCACTAGGTAGAGAGCTAGTCAAGGACGACACGGTAGGCGGGGACTTTATTGCAGTGTCACAACGCCGCACCGGGGAGTACGAATCGCACTGGATAGACTTTGGTGAACCGGGATCTATTGGTAACATTGCGGAGACACACGTCCATGGCGATGTGCGTAACGCCAACCTCACCATCAGTGCGTGGCGCGACCACGAGGAACCATTGCCCAATACTGGCATACCCAATGTACTTACTAGTGCCATATTCTCTGCGGCCAACTACATGGTTGCGATTGGCAAGGCCCTGCTTGGCACGGTGTGTACATTGAAACTACGTATACGTCTCGTCGCGGACGCCAATGAAACCTACTACCCAACTATGTACCAGTATGCGCGGATGTCACTGGCCAAAACCATGGTGGGTATCGTAGGCAAGATCGGCTTTGTGCTAACCAAAGGAAGGATCAGGTTACAGTAATGGACCAGCTAATAATGCTCATCGTCTACATCATCCTGTTCTGCGTGGTCGCGTATGGCCTCAACTGGGTGTGCATCACCTACAACATACCCCAACCTATACGGTGGATCGTGGGCGGGATATTACTAATCGTCATCCTGCTATTCCTCTCACGCCAGCTTGGTGTCGGCGGCGGCGGCAGTATCCTCCCCCACCGCCCGTAGTTAGTTACTAACAATGGCCATTGAGCGTGGGTATAGACGCAGCACACGCGGTGAGGTGGAGCGCCATCTTGCCGAACTCGACCGTGCCTCGCGTCTCTCCCGCATTGCTCCCAGTGAACCGCGTGAAGTAATGGCCAATGGCACCATTTTAAGTTGGCTACCTCCACATGCAACCGATGGCGGTAAGTACACCCATTACCGGGTCTATGCTCCAGGTGACGCCGATAACAAACTAGTACGGCAAGTATCATTCGACCAGCTGTACATCAACGACGGCCTCACTGGCGATAGTGTATTTGTCTCGACCTATAACGGCACTACTGGGGCGGAATCCCACCGTGTCGCCATGAAGGGCGAGTTAAAGAAAGCCGACGATGGCACTGGTGGTCCCGGGACCGGGGTACTGGGGTTTGGCTTTGTCTACCAACTTACCCTCACTGGTGCCGGTGCCACCCTTGTCGAATACGCCGCGCCTGCCAAAGACGGCCTATTCCTCACTGTCGATATCCTCATGCCCAACAACAACATACCCAAAGAAGTAGACTGGGGCGGGATGTTTGATAAAGACACGCCTGTTACAATCAACGACAAGGCTCTCGCCCGGAATCTATTCTTTTTTACAGCCATAGGTGGAAGATGGACAATGCTATCGTATCGCGGCTACATGCCTACGCCATAGTAGTACCCGTAGTACTCGCCCTGTTAGTGACTAACTCCCTCGCCGCCCAAGGGACAATCCAGTACTCGTGGCAGGGGCCGGTGGAGATGTTGCCCAGTGCTATCTCACTTGGGGGCGATACGGGGGAATTTCGATTCAACTCTATCCGCTCATCCAATGACAAGTTCGTTGGCCTACGCGCCCCGCAGACATTAGTCAACTCCTACCGTATGCGCTTCCCTGAAGGCCCCGGTTCGCAGGACAACTGCCTCAAGCGCGGCACCGGCGCGGCCATGAGTGACAACATCTACGACTATGCCCTGTACTTCGGGGCATGTGCCGGGGAGGGGCAGGACTGGATAAGTGCGGTACAGGATGGCGCATCCAATAACCATAACAGTACCGTCTACTCCCCTAACCAGGGTGACCGTGTGGGTTGGCGTGTGATACGCAGTCGTGGCACTGTACTCGCCCCAGAAAACGTCCTGGTCAACGACTACGTGTCAAGCGAGGAGTACTCAGCACTAATTGGTGGCAGTGTCTTCCCAGTCTTCGGTGTCAAGGTCATCCGCACCACCAATACCCCCACCTCTATTGGCACGATGGCATTCCAAACTAACGACGCCGCCGGGGTGCCGTATAACAAGCTGATCATCAACGATAACGTCTACATCGACAACGGCCACCTTGGCTCGTCCACTATTCGAGTGCCCAAAATCTGGGTGCATGACTTCGACTGTGACGGCACCGGCTGTCCCGCTGGCGGTGGGTATTGGTTCCGCGATAGCACCGCTGGCTACGTTAGACCAATGACCGCTACTGATGATGTGCGTACACGGGCTAAGTTCGTATTCGAAGAACCCCAGTTCGGCGTTGTCACCATGGATATACTGGCACAGGTTGGGAATCCCGCCACCAGCACAATCTCTATGGCGTTTCGTGACATGGCCGGTGCGGAGATGCTGCGGATGGAACGCCAATTCCTGGGCACCACATCCAACACCGCCACCATGGATATGCACTTCATACCCAAGGCCAAGAACACCTACACACTAGGCTCGGCCTCGCCAGCGGATCGCTACTGGTCTGCGTCATACGTCACCAACATGTACGCGGCCACTATCCGCCCTGCCGCCGATGCCCTCAGCCGTGTGCGGTCATTTGGCAACTGGGACCCGTCAGCGAGTGATACGTGGAGCCTGGGGGAGACCGATTTTAGATGGAAGACCCTGTTTGTCAAGGATCTTGATTGCACTGGTAACTGCGGCCATTGGTACCGCGACGCCACTGCGGGATGGGTGCGGCCAGGGGTGGTCACCGACGATGTGCGGACCAGGGCCAAGTTTGTATTCGAAGAACCACAATTCGGCGTAGTGACCATGGACATAAGAGCGGAGGTGGGCAACCCGGCGACATCCACTATCGCTATGGCATTCCGCGATATGGGCGGCGGTCAGATGTTGAGACTGGAGCGCCAGTTCCTGGGCACCACCTCCAACAAGGCTACCTTTGAAATGTCCATCCTGCCATCGGCGGCGAATACCTATTTCATTGGGGGCGACACCGCTACTGGCTGGTGGTCGCAGTCGTATGTGACCAACATGTACACCGCGTCAGTGCGGCCCAAGTCGGCGATTCCCAATAACATCAGTGCCTATGCGAACTGGAACCCAAGCGCGACCGACACATGGTCACTGGGGAATGCGGATAGTCTACGCTGGTTGAAACTGTGGGTGAAAGACATTGATGCATACGGTACCGCAACCGTGGGCAACTTGAACGTAACCAACATCGTATGTACCGGTAGCTGTCCCGGCCAATCCTACTGGATGCGCGAACCCACCCTCGGCTATGTGCGCCCATTGACCCGCACCGATGATGTACGCACCGGGGCGAAGTTCGTGTTCGAGGACGCCCTTGGCGGCGTGATGCAGGACATTATGGCACAGACGGGCAACCCCGCCACACAAACCATATCCATGGCATTTCGCGACAACGCTGGCACCGAGTACCTGCGAATGGAACGGCGCTTCCTGGGCACCGCATCCAACATCGCCACCATTAGTTTGAACTTCGTACCAAGTGCCGCCAACACCTATAACCTGGGGTCGGCATCACCGGATAGGTACTGGTCGCAGTCGCATGTCACCAACATGTACGCGGCGACCATACGGCCCAAGACAGGTACCACCATCGACTCATATGGTGCTCTACTCCCCTCAGCGGACAACAATGCCAACCTCACCATCGGCAATGCGTCCCAGCGTTGGTACCAAGTGTATGCGATGGGGGTGCAAACGAACGGCATATCCGGTATAAGCGGTAGTGGGCAAATACTCTCCTATGGGCACTTCATACCGGCGGCAACCTCCACGTATAACCTAGGCGCATCCAGCGTGCGGTGGAACTATGTGTATACCAGCAACCTGGACACCACGAATTTCTCGGTCTCGGCGCTCACCGTAAATACTCTCACTGTCAATGGGACATCTACCATGCGGCAGATCAACCCATCGACTGGTGGCACCTATGACTTGGGATCGACATCGTCTGGCACATGGAAGGACATACACCTTAGCGGCAAGGCATACCTTACGGCTATCAAGGCCGAGTCCGGGTCGAACTTCAACATCGAGTCGCCGTTCCGCCCTGATATCGGCAACAGCCACGACATGGGGCAGTCCAGTGCCCGGTTTAGAACCGTCTATGTGAACACTGTGGACTTCAGCAACGGCATCACCGCCAATGGATCGGTGGGCATGTCCAGGACCGCTTACATGAATAACAGCGGGTGCTTTTTGCAGTTCCAACTTGGGGTATTGATTAACTCGAACTGTTAGTAACTAACTAAGGAGAACAGAAACGAATGATCCGCATCACATTCCTACTCATTGTCCTGGCCCACGTCGTCCTCGCCCAGGTGCCCACGGCACTCAATGCCAAGGCCGAGACAACCAGTAAGCCTATCGAGGTCTCCAAGGATGACCAGCTGAAGAACCTGCAACTGATCAACAATGCACGCGCAGTGGAGAACATGATTCATAGACTCAAGACTGAGTACGAGAATCGCAAGACCCAGCTTGAGACAGAACAGCGTGCCAAACTTGAGGACTATGGTCGCTTCATCGAGGCCAAACGCCGGGAGTACAAGCTGAGTAACGACTACGAGATAGACATCGACAAGGGCCTGTGGGTGGATCGTAAGGCCCTCGACGCTGAAGCTGCGGCCAAGGCGAAACAGGCACCACCGCAGTAACATTACCGTAGTTAGTCACTAACCGGGGGTAAACCCCCGTACCCCAACCGCCACCCGTCAAGGGTGTACAATTGTCACCTAGGAGTCCATCACCCCCATGGCTGCTGCCGCGATACCCGCATTGATCTCCACTGTAGTTCCCATCCTCTTCAAGATATTTGGCTCGGGCAAGAATGCCGAGACCAAAAAAGCCGAGGCAATGCCCGATTACTTCTTCCAAGTAATGAAGGATCTCCTCCAGGATGCCAACCTCACCAAGGACCATGCAGATATCTATTGGAACCACTACGTGGGCAAGGTCCAAGAAATGCAGGAGCAGGGGTTTGGCAGTCCCGAGGAAATCATGGGCCGGGGGAGCACCGTCATCCGTGACGAAGGCCAGGAGGACGCACGCAAACAGGAGACCAAGGTATTAGACGAGCGGTTCCGCAATGGGCCTAATGCGGAGACCACCTGGGGCGATGTAAGTGCAATTCTCGACCAGATGGGCATTGGCGCGGGTGCCACATTTGATGCCGCCGAAGGTCTCATCCGCGACGCCAATGGCCGCATCGTGGGCGAGATCAACGACGTAGAGAAGAAGATCCTGGAGATGACGGGGTCTACGTTTGACGCCGCCACCGCCATCCACGACAAGCTCTATGGGGAACTTCGTACCCGCATGGGTGCTGGCTTCACGGAGCAGCGCGGCCAGCTTAATAAGTTTGAGACCGACGCCACCCGCGCCCTGGAGGGTGAGTACAAGGTAGATGCCAATGCGGCCCTAGATAAGGCATTCAATCCCGATGCCACCAGTGCGCGTACAGGTAGAGCATTCGCCCCAGCGGCGGCGGCAGCGGCATTTAGAGCAAGGCGTGCGGGGCTGGGCGACACCGACCCAACCTACAATGCCATGCAGTCCCGGGTGGAGGCAAGCAGGTCACGTGCCGTGGATGATGCCCTATCCCTCGATGCCGAGAAACTCGCACAGGGCAGGCTTGGCATTAGTAACAAGGTACTGGATACCCGGCTTGGCATTGGCGGGAAAGTTCTCGACACCGGCCTGAGCATTAGCCGCGACGAGATGGGCAAGGACATCAACCTGTCTACGGCAGATGAGGCAATACGGCGGGGTCTCATATTGGATCGCGGTGCTATCGACAGAGACACTGTAGACACTGCGGCAACGCGCCGTATCAACGAAGACATACGTACTACCGGTCTCAACCTCAACAATACCTACCGCTACCAGGACGAGTCCAACAAGGTCTATGCCGGTCGCATTGCCGCCGCCACCGACAAGTTAACCAACAGCCGCGCGGATCTCGCCATTGCCGCTGGCCTCGCCGACCGGCGCAACGAAGATCGCGAGTATGGCAACCAGTTGCGTGAACGCCAGTATAACCTGGGTATGGGGTTCACTACCGCGGATCTGGCGCGTAAGGACAGGGGCACTGCTGCTGAGGGTGCGGCGGCGAGTAGTGAATATGACCGCGCCTACCGCGATTTCGTGGCCGCTGGTGGCTTCGGTCAACAGGCGTCACAGGGTTATAACGCTAATGCTGCACGCGCCAATGCTGCCGGTGGGGGATTCTCCAGCTTAGTAAGCAGTCTCGCCGCCATTGGGGGCCGCGCAGCCACCGACTACTTCGCCGGTCGCAGCGGCGGCGGTGGCGGTGCTCCCAGTACCAAGATGCCGTCCGACGACCCGGAAGGTACGGGCGAATATGGGAATAACTAGGCAGTTAGTCACTAACCCGGGTATATAATCGAGGAACATTCGCCATGGCAACATCATTTATTGATCCACGCACCTACGGCGTATTATCGGATGACGAGAAGGCGTTTAAGATGCGCCAACTCTACCCGCAGATGTTTGTCAACAGCGACGATCCCACTTACCCGGGTGGCTTTGGCCAGAACATCGACTACAGTGGATATGGTAATGGGGCGACCCCAGCGACACCAGCGGCGGCACCAACACCAGCAGTATCCCCAGTAGGCTCACCCGGTACCGCTGGTGGTGGCGATGCTGCGGCCAAGCTAGCCAGCGAGATGGGTCCTAACTCCCCCGGGGCCTCGCAAGTGCCACCGTCATTCGTCGAGAAGTACGGCGGCTGGGGCGGGGAGGTGCAGGGGGGCGCAACATCCACCACTGCCGATGGCACCCCCGATCCCATGGGCGGCTGGGGCGGGACCCCCAATGCCACCCCACCCAAGACCTTAGTGAGTGATCAACAGGCTAGGTCCCAGTCCAACGTTGACCCAGGCATTTACCGCGAGGCCCAGGACAAGGGCAGGGACGAGGGCATCAATAGGCCACCCCCCGCCGGTGCCGGTAAAGATGAGGGCATCTACATGGGTGGGCCACTAGGGGTACCAGATACTACGCCAACCCCCGCACCGCCTGCCACTCCCGCCGGTCCACCCATGGCCATCCCCAAGTCCAGCGGCCAACTTACGTCCCCCACAGGCGCACTGGGTTCCATTGTGCCAGCCTTACGTACACCAGCGTTACCCTCCACTGTTCCACCGGCCCCGGCACGGCGGCTGCAACCGCCACAGGATCGTGTCGCACTGTATCAAAAGCTACGCCCCTACCCGGGCATGTCACGGTCTGAGAAGATGTCGAACATGATCGCCGCCGCCTTTGCCTCTGCCTCGCAACCGGGGACAGGTAATGATTTCAAGGATGCGGCACGCGCATTTGCTCAAGGCAACGTCGCCTACCAGGGCATCAAGGACCAGGACCGGGCTACCCGGGCCAACTATGCGACGTCGGTACTTGGTCAACTTGCTGCACAGGAAGAGGCGGCACGCAAGGGCGCGGACACAGAGGCTGATATATACAAAAAATACGGTGAGGGCTACAAGGAATACAGCCAGGGCGGCAACTTGCAGGCTGCTTCCCGTAACATGCTGGAGTTCACCGGCCCGGCGTCACTAAAAACTGCTGAGGCTGCTGTCCAACGGGCCGCAACCGAAGACTGGGACAAGCGCACCGCATTGCATAACGCCCCGGAGGGCACGACCATAGTACGGCGCGACCCACGCACGGGCCTGCCCATCAAGGTTGAGACGACTGCCAAGACATACGCGCCAGACGCCGCCGAGACCAAGATCAACGCCAATGTGCGCGCCATGTACATCTACGAGCAGTTAAACGGTGGCCCACTCACCGCAGAGCAGTCAACAGCGGCGTGGCGTGCCATGAACAACATGGACCCCAAGGTTATGGGTGGCACTGGCGCACTTGCCCAGGCGTGGCGGATAGGTAACATAGAGGACCCGGCTGAACGTGCAAGGCAGACCAAGCAATTACTCGAAGCTGGTAACCTTGCCCAGAGGGTCACCCCGCCGCAGCAGACCGTATTGCAAATGCCGCTGGGCGAGACCGTCAAAGGGAAGGGTATCTCCGAACTCACCCAGAGGCACGTCAGGCAGTTCACGGGCAAGGACGGCGTCGTCGATTACCAGAAGTACATTGCCGCCGCGATGAACGGCGAATTGGACAAGACCGGGTATACACAAGTGCGTGATGTGGACTGGCAGAACAGCCTGATGCAGGCATGGCAGGAGCAGAATCAGGCCAGGAAGACGAGTGGACCGCCGAAGCTCGACAGCATAAAGGACAGGACCGGGGCGGCGAATAAGAAGAAGGAAGAAGAGGCGGCGAAGCTAGACCCGGCGGCAGCAGCAGCAGTGCAGTCCATGGCCAAGATGGTGAAGGAACGCAAAGAGGCGGCGTTGAAGGCGAAGTCACAGAAGGGCGGGTGGAACTAAATGCCAGCGGAAACCTACGAGAACTTGATCACACGGCTACGCAAGGCCGACGTCAATGGGGATCTAAAGGACTTCACCGATGCGGAGTTAGTCACTAACGCCAAGCAGTTCGACCCCAAGTCATTTGGAGAAGTCGTCACTCCCGGCGAGGCCGCAGAGAGATCCATCATGGGACGGGGTGGACCAGCGGCAATGATCCCGCCGCCACCTGCCGCCGCCGTCACTCCCATCCCGGGACAGGACCTAGTACGGGCAGGGCGTGAAGCTGGCGGGTCGTGGTTGCCCGGTGGCGTCAACGATTACCTTGACCGCCTCAAGTACTCCCTGGTGGATTCGCCAATTGAAACTGCCCGTGGCGTCGTTGGTGGCGCACTCAAAGGCGTGGGCGATCTGGCCAACCTGGGCAACGAAGCCTATGCCAAAGCCGCTGGCGTGGTTGGTGGGGATCGCACTGACCGTGTCGTTGGCCCTGCCTTGAAAGCCGCTGGTCAATGGGCATCTGGTGGCGACCCCAATAATCCTACGTTCGGTACCCAGGCAGCAGAATTAGCAGGTAGTATCGCCCCTGGTGCGATCCCTGGACTAGGCGCGGTGGGTGCCGCCCAAAAGATAGTCGCACCCGCGAAGTTGCTTACCCGGGCGTTGACTAGTGGTACGGCACAGGGCTTGGCCGAAGGTGCCCGTACATGGCTCACCCCCGAGGAGGAGCGGGTCAAGGGGCAGCGGGGCGCATTGGCAGAGACCGGGGTGCAGGGCGTCATTGGCGTACTCAGCGATGCGGTCGCCGGTAAACTTGTTGATCGGCGTCTCATCAACAGTGCAGTACAAGCTGGTCTCGGCTACATTGGTGCCGCCCCCGGGCAGGAGGTCCAGGGCGCGGGTATTCAATGGCTCCTGGCGACACTCATGCATGGCAAGCCACCGATGGCACAGCCTGGACCGGGTGCCGGACCCACTGCTGCCGCCACTGCCGCCGGACTCGCCACCCCTGGCCCCGCTGGCCCCGCACCGGCCACTGGCCACGCTGGTGGTGCCCCCAGCCGCCCAGACGCCGCAACCATGACCGATACGGTACCCAAGCCAGCGGCATTCGGTATGCAGGATATTGTCCAGCCCAAAGGCCCACAGGGAGTCATGCCGGGGATTGCCACGCCCCGTCCAGCCGCCGACATGGGTGCGGCACTTGGGACCACTCCCCCCGATGTGACCACTGGTGCGGTGCCGCCGCTTGGCCGTCCACTCGGCCCACCGATACCAGAAACTGGCCCAGCCCCAGGCGTGTGGCCACCGCCGCCAGATTACGGCACGGGGCCGGTACCGGGTATCGAGACAGGGACGCTCCCGCCACCACGGGGGCCACTGGTTGGTCCAGAACCTGCACCGGGGCCGACCCCGGGTACTACACCGGCACCGCTGCCAGCGGATCTCATCGGCGGGTTCGAGACCGCCACGCCAGCACCGGCACGACCGGCACCGGATCTAATGGGGGGCTTCTTCCCCGGGACACCACGTCCGCCAGTGGATCAGGGTGGTGGGCCGGGGACGCTGACCAACGACTTCTACCGCGACAAGGACCGGCCCCGTCCCGGGCAACCAGTTGATATTGCCAGCTTCTACCAGCCGCCGCCGCGTGTTGGCATGTTGGGTAGCCCAGCAGATGTAGGGGCAGTACCCAGCATGGAGATCGGGACCGGCAACCTTGGCCAGCGGGGGCCAGCGGGGAGTGATACTGGGTATGTACCACCCGGTGTACCCCCCGGCACGACCCCGGCACCGCCACTGCCGCCCAACCTGCGGGAAGCCCCACCAGCGCCACCAGCACCATTGCCCACGGGGTTGCCCACGCCCGACAGTCCATTTGGCCGTGCCGTCCCGCCCAGTCCCTGGCCACCATTAGCTCCCCGCACTGGTACTGGGTTGCCTATGTCGCTGCGGCCAACCACACCGGATTTGCCATATGGGGCGGCATCACCATTGCCTCGTCCCGTGGGTGCAGAGCCACAGCCATTTGGCCCACAGCCTGCGCCCCGTGTGACTGGTAGGGGTGCGATGGAACCACCGCCACCACTAGCCCCGGTTGATGGCACCCTCTCGCCCACGCAACAGCAGGAGATGCTGGACTTGACGGGTGGACGTGAGGCCGCGCCCGGGGTAGGCGAGACCCCAGTAGACCCACGGGATATTGGGTTAGTGACTAACCGGCCTGCGCCCACTACCCCAGAGGGCATGATTATCGAGGACATTGACCGGCCACAGGGTGATACTGAGACCGCCAATGCCCCAGTGGGGGGTGCCGAGCGACGCCGCCGTCTCCTCGCTGAACGTACCAAGGCCAAGTTCGCCGACCCCAACTTTGTTCCCCCCACTAAAACCCCATCCATGCTGGTGGGCAAAGGCGGACAGGTAAAAAAAAAAGTAGACGCTAGCGGTGATGGCGATGTCGTACAGCGCAACTCCACCCTGACCAACGCCTACGATGTGGCCAATCAACTTGCGGCACTGCGCGACCCCGAGTCCCAGGCGTTACTCGCCGAGTTGCAGCAACTACTCGCGGAGGCCGAGCGGCTTGCCAAGGCATCCCAGGCCAGGGCCAAGAAATCAGGCTGGGACCCACTCGACCCACTTGGCATCAACGGTGGCCGGAATGGGCCGATGCTCAACCCCGAGGAGACACTACAGTTTACTGATGAGGTGCTGCAAGATGTCAAGACGCAGTTCAAGAAACGTCCTGGCCACACCAATACCCTGTATGTGAACCGGGAGGCTATGGATGTGATTGACTCCCTGTTCGGCGGCAATATGATAGACTCCACCACGCATGGTGCCAACATCAAGCCCCATGGCCGCGACATGATCCAGGACCGGCTGATGGAACGGTTCCACATGATGAATGGCCTGTCCCCCAAGGCCAAGAACGCAGTGGTGGATTTTGCGACAAGCATCGCCGATGCGTGGGATACGATTGGCCATGGCGAGTCGCTGAAACTCGCAGTGGCCAAGGAAGGGAAGGTATTCAAGGGGCTACGTGACACCGTCTACGAGGAGTGGGCGCACGGGGGCCAGAACAAGGTCAAGATCAACCCGGATGATGTCAAGACGATCACCAGCTCCCCGGAGTATCAAGCGGCCAGGAAGAACCTCGACCCCGGCTATACCGATAGTGACGCATTTGATGAGATCACCGCCAAGGCCATGTCCAACAGGGATCTCAAGCTGTCCATACGGCAGAACCTGACACTGGTGGAAATGTACCGGGACGCTATAGAAAGTGCCGGTGGGACTACTGCCATCAACGAGTTCACCCTACTGAAACCGGATACAAGGGAGGTATTCCAACGTGGCAAATCAGCCGCCGAAGTCGCAACCGCAGCAGAGGCCAGGGAGTCTGCGGCCCTCGCCGCCAAGGAAGCAGACGCAACCGCAGCCCTCGCAGCCCAGCGCACCACGCAGCCCCCGGGTGATGTCGGCCCCGCCGGGGTGGGACGAGGAGGCGATCAACAACTTCAACCGGGCGCAACTGGCGGCAGAAAAGGCAAGGCTGCTAGGGGAGGACCCGGACGAGGCGTTCCGCCAGAGTCTACTCCAGTCGTGGGGGAAGGAGGGCCAGGACCTGGACGCCCCGCAGGGGGAGACATTGCCCCAGGAACCCCCGCCCCAGTAGAGTCGCCGTTGAGGGCGCGTAAAGGTGAGGGGGAGGGTGAGTTAGTCACTAACCGGGGCAAGCAGGGGTTTAGTCTAGGTGCCCTTGAATCCAGCGATGCCAGCCCACATTCAATGGGATTCCTGGGGTCGCAATACGCCAGTGAGCAGGCACGCAAACTCTGGGACCATCTCAATACCCCCACTGATGCCAATGGGCGACCCATACCGCGACCGTCCAACTCCCCGTGGGCGACTGACGCAGAATACAACCGCGTCATGGGTGCATCTGTCGCAGAGCGTGAGGCGGCGGCAAAAGCGGGGAAACAAAGCTGGGCGAAGCGGGTATTCAATCAAGCGGCCCTGGATAAGTTTGTGTCGCGGCGGGTATCTACGACACGGGCCGTGCAGACGATCCAGAACCGCATTGCCAAGAAGACCGGGGAGACGCCATTACCGGGGGACAAGGCGCGGGTGATATTCGATGACTCCACTGCGGCTAATGAAGAAGCCGAGACCCGTACCCGGGGTGTGATCAAAGGGATTATCAACAAGCACCTCAAGGGTCTCGATGGCAATGACGCGCAGACCAAGATGGAGCACGCTGGCATCTATGCCCAGGCATTGCAGGAGAGACAAGTAGAGATCAACACGCAGGGCAAGAAGGAATGGAAACGCCTAGTTGACGAGGAGAAGGCTGGGGCAGTGACCGCGAAACCCAGTGGCGACACCTATGCTGCCATTGACAAAGCCGCCGACGCTGGTGACGTCAATGCACGCATGATGCGTAACAACCATATGGCGATACTGGGCATGACCAAGTACCGGGAGGGGCTGGCGACGGGTGCCGTGGGTGAGCATTACAAGCGGCCACTGGAGACGCTGGAGAGGGAGATTACGCAGGGGAAGAAATATCACCAGCCGATAGTGGACGATATACAGGCATACTTTAGGTCAATGCTAGACGAGTCTGTTGCCGATGGGCGGCTGCGGCCAGAGTTGCGGGATACCCTCGTTCGCATGTACCCCGACTATGTACCTGTTGGCCGCATCATGGACGACATCAACAGCAACGTGGAGTGGGGTAGTAGTCAACCCACTGGGCATCTCGCCCAACAGCGTAGTGTACGTATACTTGGTGGCGATAGTGATGCGCCTATCGAGGACATGTGGAAGTCGCTGGTCACCAAGACGTTCCACAACACCAAGGAAGCGAGGCGTAACACTGTAGGCAAGGAACTGTACCGCGTCTCCAAGGAGTACCAGGGGTGGGAGGGGTTTATTGAACGGGTCAAGCCCGAGGATGTCAAGGCGGGTAAGTATACTGGCAAGAACAAGCTGGACGAGACCAATAGCATTACGTTCCTGGAGAATGGCGAACCAGTTACCCTCAAGGTCGATCCCCTTATCGCCGCCGCCGCACGCAATCTCAAGCCTAATCAAATGGGGGGCCTGCTGGAGTTTGCGCGGGGATTTGCCCGGGTACTGCGTGGCACTGCGACAGGCGCGGCCAACCCATTATTCCAAATGGGCAACCTCGCCATGGACATTGGGACTAATGTGATGAACACTGGGTTTAGCACCCTGTACAAGAAGCCGCTCAGTGCGACGTGGGATGTGGTCAAGGATACGGTAGGCAAGCACTCCGCTGACCTCGCTGAGTTGCGCTCCCACGGTGGCGCGTTCACCAGCATTGAGGCGTACCGGGATAACCCACTGCCTCAAATCAAATGGGAGGTGGCCCGGTCCCGCGAGGGTGCCAAGGCTAAGACCAAGGCTATCGCCAAGTATGCGTGGGAGAACAAGAGGGCGGCGGGATCGCAGTTCATTGCCGCTGTCGAGGACATGGCGGCTAAGACCGAGCTAATGGGACGACTGCGCGTATACACTACGGTGCGCGACCAAGCATTGGCTAAGGGGATGAGTAGGCAACAGGCTAACATTGCTGGGCTGGATGCGGCCCGTAACCAGATGGCCAACTACAGGCAAAGCGGCAGTGAGATGCAGAACTGGAATGCGGTGACCCCGTATCTCAATGCCGGGATACAGAACATTGCATCCTCAGTGGAAGCGGCACGCACGAATCCAGAACAGTTTGCACTGCGTGTGGCGTCCTATGTCGTGATGCCAACTATTGCTACCACTATCTACAACCTGTCCAACAAGGATAGACAGGAGGCTTACCTCGACGCCCAGGAGCACAACCTGGACGACAACTGGAGTGTGGTGAGACCGGGGGTGGTGGACGAGAATGGGTCGCGGCAGATGCTCAAGTGGCCCATACCCGGGCAGTATTCGCCACTGGTACGGGCGACACGTTACGCTATAGAGCAGGCGTGGCGGTATGCGCCTGATACGTTCAATAGCATCGCGCAACAAATGGGGTTTGACACCAAGGCCAACGACTTCACTCCCCAGCTTGGCCCCGAGTACGACCACAAGCTACTGCCCAAGGTGGAGGGTCCGCTGGATGTGCTGACCGGGGTGGGGAACAAGGTTGCGCCGCAGGTATTCAAGGCAGTTACAGACATTACTAGTGGGGTACACCAGTTTAGCGGACGGCCATTTGTACGCAAGGACCTGGAGAAGTTACCGTCTGAGTATCAGGTGGACAAGGATACGAGCAGGGCAGTGACGGCATTGGCACGGGCCGGGGGCGGATCGCCAGCATACCTCCAGGGGGCAATTACGTCACTAGGCGGACAGGGCATACCGCTGGGATTGAATGTCGCAGACTATGCTGTGCAGGGAGTGGGGCAACTATTTGGGCGGGAACCTAGTGGGAAGCCGGGTGGGTTGTCGTTCGCCACCGGGTTGGAGAACAGGTTTCTAGCGGGGCGCGGCGGCAGGCTGGATACGCTGGATAGGGACGACGTGCGGCGGCAGCAGGACGAGACGTATAAGGAACTGGCTGGTCAACTTAGCCCTGCCCAGGAGGAGATGCTGCGGCAGAATCGTACCAGCGTGCCGCCAGTGACTATCCAGGAGGGCGATACCCAGGAGGTGTTGGCATTGCGGCAGAAGGTCAAGGGCGTAATGTACAGTGCTCACTTGCAGTCGCTATTGGATGACCCGGACTATGCCACGCTTGACCCGGCGACCAGGAAGGAAGTGATCAAGGAGCGCATGGATGCGGCGAGTCATTGGCTGAGTACACAGTCGAGTGCGAGTGGGAAACTTGATCCCGATGAGCGTGTCAACTACTGGCAGGGGGTTATGGCGCAGGTCGAGGCGGCGTACCGGTAGGCGAGGGTTAGTGACTAACCGCTGTGGTATAGTTGATGGACCGCTGGCCGGGAGATACTGAACGTTCTACATCCCTGCCAGCGGTAAGAAGGGATGCACATGAAACGAATCATGCTTGTATTTTCGATGCTGGTACTAGCCAGTGTCAACCTGGGAGCGACCCTGCTGTCTACTCTCGTCGCCGGGGGGTCGTTGTCGAATGCCAACATCACGCTCGACGACTTTGAGTTCACGCGCACCTGTGGCGGGATTGGCGTATGTGCCCCCCTGGATGCGTCTGGCATTGATGTCACGCTGGTGGGGAATAAGATCCACTTCGCGGGAGGCTTCACCGCCCTTAGTAACGGGGGTTTCGCCAGTGCCGACTTCCTCATCTCGTACAACCTCCAGTCAACGCTGGCTATCGGCGGGGTGGGGTTGCTGTTTAACGGGGCGGTAGTCGGTGACCAGTCCTTTGCCCAGGTGGTGGAGACTATTATTGCCACGGTGCCGTTCCTCCATATTGCGGGGCAGGCACAGGTCGATGCGCCGAGTGGACCGCTCCAGGATGTCGCCCTCCTCGACGGTGCATATACCAACCTGAAGATCACCAAGGATATATTTCTAGTTGGTAGTGATAGTGAAGGACTTGGCTACGCAACCATTTCCCTCATTGACCAGTTCTATGCTGGACCTGGGGTGGACCCGTTTTGCGTGGGCGCGGAGTGCGAGGTGGTGCCCGAGCCTGCGACATATGCGATGCTGGGTGTTGGTCTCATTGGCCTCTACCTTGCCAAACGCCGCCGAGTAGTGTAGTATAGACCAATCTCATCACGTTCACCCCACATGGGGTGGTCACCTCTCCAGGGTGATTCTTAACAACTACGCCACGGGCGGCTGGCTGGTGGTTTCCCTCATATTGCCCACTTGCCCAGCCGCCCTTTTTGTTAGTTACTAACTGCTACTTCGTCCACCGGCTGGTCACCTTGCCCTCAGCGGCGACCGGGACGAGTAACTGGGTGTAGTCGTTGACCCTGGCCATACACTCCACGGTTGCGGCCTTCAACTCCTCGGCTATAGCTGTATCGCACTCTGATACAATCTCGTCATGAACCGGCATCAGAAAATTCACCTCGTACCCGTCATCGCGGAACCGTTCGTAGACCCCGCGCAACGTCCACATGGCAATCTTGAGGAATGCGGAACCGGCAGATTGAATCGGCATATTACCCGCCTGCCTGACGCTCTCGGCTACTACTCGTTTCACAGCACTGCGTATACCATGGATGTACCGCACACTACCCATCAAGTCCCAGGTGAAGCCGTACTTACGCGCGCGATACTCCTGCTCCCGCATGTAGGGCCGGATGGCGGCGAACACTTTGTGCCATGTTTCCTCGATGAACGCGATGGTCTGCTCCTTAGACCAGTAGATGCCAATGAGGACAAGCTGGGCCTGCAACCCCATCCAGGTGATGCCGTAGACGATGCCGAAGTTGGCGTTCTTCATCCCGGCACGCATCGTCATGAACTCCTGTATGGTGGGGATAGTGGCACCAGGGGTAATGGCGTAGATGGCCTTGGACTTCGGGTCGAAGGCCACCTTGTCTCGAATGCCCATCGCTTCAAGGGTGGACTCCGCATGTATGTCGCGGCCATCTATGAAGCACTGCATCATGAACGGGTCGGCAGACTCGCTGGCGAGGATACGTAGTTCTATTTGGCTATAGTCTGCGCCCACCATGGACATGCCGTAGCTGGGCACAAACGCCGCACGCACTCTTGCCCCCATGGGGGATCTAATGGGGATGTTCATCAGGTTGGGGCGACGTCCAGCTAGTCTACCAGTGTCGGTGCGTGTCGCTACTATGGTCGAGTGAACTCTATTACTAGACTCACGATGAGTATGACCGCATACAGGACAATGACGGCCTTTAGGATGGTGTCGGGCGATCCGCGGAAGTTTGAGGACATAGGTGGTGTATAGCTTATGAACTTCCCTGAAAGCTAGTATCTCCTGAATCGCTTCATGCTCGGCCTTGAGTGCTTCTAATTGTTTCTTACCTGTGGATATGCGTGACCCATCCGGGGTAGTGACTAACTCCTTACCCCTGCCTATGCCTAGGGTGTCGAATAGAAACCATGCCACCTGTTCGGGGGAGGTGACCTTGAACCGGCTGGCTACCGATACCGACTCGTTACTCACCTCCCCCGCAGTCTCAGCATCGTCGCCGGTGTCATCAACGTCGTTGCCGAGAAACTCTGCTAGCTTGTCGTGCGGAACCCGTCGCCGGACCCTAGCCGAGAGATCCTCCATAGTATCACGCATTTCCTCAGCTAATGTGCTAAGGTAGGGGACATCAATTGCCACCCCCAGGCGCATCATGTCTTCGATTGTGGGCATAGGGAGACGGTCGAGCGCCTGGGTGTTGGCAAAGCTGGGGTGGCGGACTCGCGATGGGATATACATAACTAGTCGCGCCACTCCCGGCCAATGATGAACCCCAGGATGAAGCCCAGGATGAATACGCCAGTGAGGTAGGGGATAGAGATGTCCATGTTAGTCACTAACTTCCACCACTGGGCATTTCCAGATAGAGACCTGTTTCATGTTCAAGCACTCCTCTAGTATTGGGCGCACCTCATCTTCACTGAGACCCCCGTTGCCAATGCCAGGATAGTTGAGGCGCACCTTGGCCTTGGGGTGGGCGCGGCACCAGCGGTCGAGCATGACGCAGCTACGTTCAATGAGATCCAGTGATGCCTTGTCCTTGAATGACCGCTTCACCTGGAATGCCCCAATGTTGGGCACGACCCAGTCGCCGTCCTCGATCTCGAACTTCGACCACACTATGCCATAGGGTTTCAAGTGCTCTATCTGGCGACCGAGATCGACATCTATACCGTCAATCTTCAATGCCAGTTGTTTCGCCGCACCCCTGCCCATGACGATGCTTTGATCTGTGCGCTTGTGGGCATTGGTGGTGACTAGTAGTGCATCACAGCGTTCCCAGTGGGCGTTGAACATGTCGCCTATCACAGGGAATAGTGCATTGGTTGGCTTGACCCCATATGCCGCAACCTGGGCCAAGTGGGCTTTTTCTGCTGGTGTCATAGTCTCTCACCTCCTTGCATCTTGGTAATACGGGCATTGATGGTCTGGAGCGCCACATCCAGCTTGACCATGTCTTCAGCCACGGCCTTGAGACCTTCCTCCAGGCGGTTGAGGCGTGCGGTTTGGACGGCGTTGGTGGAGATGGCCATGAGTAGCAGGACCCAGGAGATGACGGTGATCACAGCTAGCCAGGGGGTGGGTTTCATTGGGACATCCTTTCGATAGCCTTGCGTGCGTTGGCCTGTACTGTAATGCGGACTTGCAGTTCCTCGCGCACCTCGACCAGCGAGTCACTGGCATCCTGGATACGCCGGTAGATCTTGCGTTGTTCCATGGTGTTCAGCGCCAGATTCACCCCATCCATGGCGGCGATGGCCTCGCGGATGCGATTGAGTATTTCTCTATCGTCCATTACCATCTCTCCAATGCATCCATAAATTTCAAGTCAGGTACTACTTGGCCGCTGTACCTGCCGACTGTGGCATGGGCACCGACACGCACGGCGCACCACTTGACCAGGGTACGTGGTAAGTGCCAAGCGACCCAGATATAGATCTTTTCCATCATGTGGTTGGTTCTCCTATGGCTATAAGGGTAATGGGACGACGGCCACCCTTAACATGGCTTATCTCACCGCCCCCGCGCTGGCGTACATCCAGCGAACTGTTAGTGACTAACCGGCGTTGACCATGCGGATGTTGACACTGTCGCTAGTAGACGTCTTAACCACTTGAGTCAGGGTCAGCTTACCTGTCTCCTCGTCAACGACCTGCACTTCATAATCCAATATGTTGTCGATCTTGGCAGGCTGTATCCCATGGGCTAACATGGACACCTTGAGCGCGGCGAGGTTGACCGTGGTACGAGTGGCCCCACCAAGGACCGCACGCCAGACCTTACCTTCTGGTAGTCGGGAGTCAGTGACGTGTATCTGGACCCCATCCTCCATGCGTGCCATGTGCGAGTAGATGACCGGGTTGATCTTGGCAATGAGACCAAGTGCCACTTTCTCCTGGGCTTTGTAGCCCTGGCGCTCACGGATGAGTGACTCCATTTCCTTGGCTGTGGCTAATGCGACCTTGGGTTGGGCTAGTACCTCCAGGGTGCGGACAGGTTCTTCTGTGATGAATGGCTTTTTGTTGGCCATGTGATTGGTTTCTCCTTTAGAATGAACTACTTAACTCTAGTCTACCATGTCGTCAAACGCCGCCGCATCTACCTCGTCGGCAGCGGCAACGGCGTCATGGATACGTTTGCGCTCCGCATCTATCCCCGCCTGTATCCCTATCTCAAAGAACGTATGCAGTACAGCGAACAGGTCGGTCTTGTTCTTGGAGTCCGCCATCCTGAGCATAACGTCCATGAGGTACAACTCCAGGCCCATGGTTACCTTGACGTAGGTGGCCTTGGTCATGTCGGCCCGGTTGATGGACGCCTGCTTGATGTCGGCCATTGTGATTACTATGTCATCGGTTGTTCCAGTCATTGTTTCTCGCTTTCTACTAACTTAAACTTAATCCCCAACCTGTTGGCAATCAGGCCCATGACCCGCAGGTTGACCAACTCCCCGTCTAGCATTCGAGATATGGTGGTCACGTGTACCCGTGTGAGGCGAGACAGTGACGCTATTGACCCCATACGTTCCACTGCACGGGTGGCAAACTGGGCGACCTCCAGTGATAGCCAGCGTATCTCTATGTCATCCGGGTGGACGAGACGTGTACCTATGGGGCGGCCCTTACGTGTTGGTGATGGTGGTGGTACGGTGCTACTGGCATTTACTGTGGCCACCATTTGGCGGATTGATCTACCGCGCGTTCCAGTCATACTCTCTCACTTTCCATAGACTGTCTAAGTCCTTGCCTATCGTGTAGTACACCCGGCAGGTTGCGTCGGCGTCCCGGCAGGCGTACCATTTGGCGAGCACTGGGTCTACGTGTCGCAGTCCCCGTTGTGGCATGTCACTACCTACGTGATCCAACAGCCACTCCCGCCAGTACCATTGCTTCTTCTTTGTCTCTATCGCGGCCTGTGTCGCTGCCGCCGGTAGTTCCTCCTTGTGTTCTCGCCAGCGTTTCCATGGGTCGTACTTGGGATTCGTGGTCATGGATCGCAGTATCCCATCGAGTACTGCCACCATGGGGTTCTCACTTCTCTTAGGCTTCAAGTACTTGCCGGTCTTGTCGCTGATCCGGTTAGTGACTAACTGCGGCAGGTGATCAACTACCTCCACTATCCACTCCTTGACTTTGCGTTTACTAGCTTGGTTGGTTACCTCCATGTATGACTGCATCTTCATGCCGCAATGCCTGCGTGCCAGTGGCTTGAGACCTTGTGACATCGCACGCCTGTAGGCGATCTGCATTGTATCTGTTACCTTGGCCCAGTCCACGTGTATGCCCAGTGCTCTAAATGCCGCCACCTCGACGATAGCATTTTGCATCACCAGCACCTTGCACTCGTTGAGTAGCCTTTGCAAATACCTCCTCTTGCTGTCAATGCGTTGGGTCGAGTCCCCATGCTCCTGGACCATCACCCCCACCCCCGGCACCTGGGTGAATTGCCATGAGTACAATGCCCCATACTCGCTCTCACTGTCGATGAACACCGGGCGATTCCCCTTGTGCCCACCGTCCCAATCCTCTAGATATACATACTCCTCCTCACCGGCCCACTCATCGACCGGCTCACTATACCTACCGGCCAACCACTTGCCGACATTGCTAAACCCCTCCTCGATGGCGTCGATACGATTCGACACATGCAACCCCAGTGCCGGGTGATAGGTGGGCATGATGTCATACGGCCCCCTGCCCAGTATCGTCCCGTGGTAATGCCGCCCATGATCACTCTCCAGGTCTACGGGGTTGCCGTCCACTATACTAGATGCAGTGCCGCCCATAAGTACGACCAACCTGGGTGACAGGCGGTCTAACTCACGCGCCAGGAAGTGCATCGAGCACGCACCTATTTCCTTCACGTTGGGGGTGCGGTTCGACGGTGGGCGGCACTTACACACGTTAGTGATGTATACCTCGTCACGGGTCAACTTGGCCAGGGGCAGGTAGTGGTTATCTAGTTCCATACCTGCATTCCCCTGGAATGGCTCGTCCCGCTCCTGCCCACCGGGGGCCTCGCCAACGAGTACGACATCTGCATCGGCTGGCCCACAGGGCGGGACGACGTGACTGTACTGGCTGGGGTCGAGGCTAGCGATGCATTGACTGCAACGTGCGCCCACCCCCCTGGTTAGATACGGCCAAAAGTCTACCGCCATGGTCTACTCGATGGTACTGTCGTAGTTGGCCATGGACCGGCGGCATTCCGGCAGGGTGTCGAACGGCCCGTAGCCATCCTCGCCGGTGTAGTCCCAGAACCAGTACTTGCCGTTGACGTCCATGGAGATGCCGGTCTCCCCCTCGACAGAGTGGTGCTCGTCAAATAGATCCTCTGTCACGCGCATATTACTAATCCAGTCTTGATTGCTGCGTTCCATATCCATTACCTCGCACCATGTATGTTGATGGCCTTGTGTACTTCCCACAGCAGGGGCATGAGATAGGTGGTCAATGCCGTGATCCATAGCAGGTGGATAACGATGTCGGCGAGGCCCTTGATCCAGGCGTACCACAACAGCTTGTTGTCGGCCAGCTTGTTATCAGTCATTGTCGATGATCGTCCTTTCGGTCATCACGATGGCCTTGTTCAATAGCTTGAGTACGTCGGCCAGCACCACCGTTTCGCCGCCCTCCTCCAGCCGCCGGTGCCAGTCGTGGAGATTACCTTTCAATCCCAGCGACCGGCACATGTAACTGCACACTGCGTATAACTCATTGGGATCGTCGAGGCCCCACTCCAGGGCGCCAATGAGACTGTAGCGTTGCGCCTCTGTGATCGCACAGGGCAGGCCCCGGTTGTTCAGGTTGAAGGTGGTGCGGGACCACTTGCCCGGTTTACTGAGCAGGCGTCTCGCATTCACCATCACCTCTAACCATCGGCTATGTGCGGTAACCAATTGTTTCGTTGTCATTGTTGTCATTGTTCTGTTCTCCTTCGTCCCCAGGGGGACATGTGTTAGTGACTAACTGTCGCCCACTACTCGGGGTTGTGGAATGATCGCACGTTCTCAGTCAGGTGACGGTACCGCCCCTTGGTCTTGCCATTACTGCCCTTGTTGGGGTTGACGCGGTGCGGTTTACTTCCCAGCCGTTCCAACCCAGTCGGCTTGGAGAGGTGGTAGGAACCAGGGGCGAACTCGCCATTGCGGTCGTAGATGATGATCTCGTTACGGGTACTCTGCGGCACCATGTACCGTATGGCCTCGTCATCTTTGGTGATGAGGTACGCCACGGACAGTGCAACGATAATGCCTTTGACTTGGTACTCACGTTTACATGCCACTGCCAATGCACATGTGGGGTGCTTGCGCCGCTGGGCATTGGCTATGTCCTTGTCGCCTACGTTGATCTCAATGTCCTTGGACCCATCAGTCAGGGTCTTGACATTGGGATAGAATTGCTGAACCAGTGACAATGCGGTTGCCATAGTTGTTATTCTCCTTTGTTAGTCACTAACATTTGCGTACCCAGGTGGGAGTTGAACCCACACCCCCTGCCGGTATCGCAGGGCCTAGGACCAGAGGGTTCGCGGTTCGCTACCGCCGCCTTACGTTTCGGGCGTCTTCCAGTTTCGCCACTGGGTACGCAATCTCAAGATCTACCGTTCTCGTAACCACTTATGTATAACCCGCGCCCTCCACTTTTGCTTGGCCGGGAGTACCGTTTCCCATGACTCGATGCTGGCGTTGACCATCTCGTATGGCGTGTCGAACCCATGCTCTGTGTAACTCGCCAAGCTACCTAGCCCATCGATCTGCGCGGCCATGCGCCAACACTTACCGGGGGTCATGAACCGTGGGCCACCGGTTGGCGTAACCTTCTCCATCTTGGCCCCCACTATGCCATCGACCCCTAGTGCGTCATGCTCCTTCCACGACTTCCACTCCAGCCTGCACGCCTGGGCCAGCAGTGCGGCGCTCTCGTCCTTGGACATGGACCGCCATACCTGGAACCCTGCAATATACTGCAACTCCCACAGGAACCCCGACAGTTCACTAAACGTGGGTGGCCGTGCCGTCCCGGTCAAGGGCACTTGGTACCGCCCCTCGGTGGTGAACCTCGCCCCTGGTTTTGTCCAAGGCTTACCACGTACCACTGCGAGACCCTTTGGCCCAAGTCCCCAGTCGCCCTCGATAAGCAGGATATTGCGGTCCCCGTATTCGAGCATTCCGACGACCTGCTCAAGAAGGCGTCCATCCCGTTTGCTTGTGAGGAAATCACTGAAGGTCTTATATTCACATAGCGTCTTGACTGTTGATCCATCGCGTAACCTACTCCTCCACATGAAGTCCCCCGCTGGGAGTTGCGGCACCTGTATGACATTGCATGTGTTCTCCAACAGGGGGACGAGAGTTTTACTACCCTCTCGCATGTCAACCCTGATCGTCGGCAGGTCGAGCGTCATGCCCATAGGTTCCCTCCAGGTATGGTTGACGCACGATGGCCTGGATCTTGGCCAACTGGTCGGTGAGGTCCATGCGCTTGAGCTTGAGATCCTCCAGGTGTGGGGTGTCCTGCATGGTGACAAGGCATTCCATGCACAGCACATTCAATTCCCGCACAATGCTCAACAGTGGCGGGGGCAACAGTATCGTGGAGATCAACTTGCGTACTGCGGTGTCCTCGGCCTTGCGTACCAACTCCCTGCCCATCTTGTCATGCATGAGCAGCGCATCGGCGTGGACAGTGACCTTGGTCTTAAGTGTCGCGGTCACCTCCAGGCTGTGGTCGGGTTTCTCCACGGTGTACATGTGTATAATACCTGCGGGGGTTTCGATGAGCCGTTCGGCCAGTGGCCTATTCAACCCTTGGGTCAACATTTAGTCTGTAGTCCTCTCGTCCGTAGCGTTGGTAGTAGTAGTATTCCATCATGGCGTTGTAGGCAATGGCCAACAGGTGCGCCTCCATGGTTTGAAAGTGGTCATGCTTCTCGCCGGTGATGTACTGCTTGAGATGCGCCGCCATGTGGTTGACAGGACTCTTCTCACCGGCGAGGCGGGAGTCGGCGTATTGTTGGACACTGCCGTACTTGACACTGGCGTAGGCGGCAATGCGTGCCATGCCGTGGATGAAGTCCCAATTAAGCTGGTGGTAGATGTAGTCAACCGGGACACGTTTCGCCTCCACCGGCTGGTGGTCTACCACGCCTGTATCCACCACCCCCCACGTCCCCTCGCACATGTCCTCGTCATTAGGGGCGAGGTGGTCGCGGTATAGTAGCTGGCCCTCCTTCTCGACACAGGCTACTATCGTCTTGCATACGTGGCACGCAGCCATCTTGGTCATGCGGTGGTTCTCCAGGTTACGTCGATCATTCCTCTCTCCTTCATCTTGGTGTATACTCCTTTGACTAGCTCTCTCGTACAACCGACGGCGTCGGCGATGTCGGACTGTGACATATACCCCACATCGCCGGGTTTCAAGTGGTGGTTAGTGACTAACAGTTGGTACGCCATGTCACTCTTGCTCCCTTTGAGGAACCCAATACGTGCCGGTCCCTTGGGGCGACGTTTGATGCCCTTCATCTTGAGCACCCGGTAGACGACACTGTAGCCTACGCCCAACTGCTTGGCAATTTGACCCACTGTCGGCTGCGCTGGGCCGTTGTACAGGTCAATGACTGTTGTGGCAAAGTTACTCATCGTCAGCCAACTCTCTATCCCATACCCGCCTATATAGTTCCGGGAATGTAATCTCCTTGTTGACAAAGACAGACCATTCCCGCTCACCTATGAGTAGATCGACGTTGTCCTTAGACTGCTGGAGGATGAGTAGGAAATCCCCCACCACGCAACTGTCCACGGACCTTGGGTTGCGCTTACGTACCCGCTTCCAGAACTCACTGCCGCTGGTGGTGAAGCCGTCGAAGTGGTCCTCTAGTATGAAGTTGGCCCTGTCTACCATCATGTTGTCGTTGCAGAACATGGACATCGCCTCGACCCGTACCGTGCCACCTAGTCCACTCCAGCCGCCACGTTTCAAGAACTGGGTCTCCACTGACTTGGTTTGCGATTGCCCGTCCCGCCCACGGCTACTGACGTCAACGTAACGTGACCCGGCCTCAGCCGTGATGATGGTATGTTTACCCGCGAGGTCCGGGGCCTGCATGATGTCAGTGAGTATGCGATTCATCTCACCACGTTCACGTTGCATGACCTTCTCGATGCGGCCATGCTCGGCGAATGACGCCGACTGGTGGATCTTGTTGGCCCCGTCGATGAGTATGGTACGCACCCGGTCGTCCACGCATAGCTCGCCTATCGCCGACTGCACCCGCATCATGTGCTCCTTGTGGATTAGCTGGGTCGGGTCCTTCTCGCCACGTGCCACAGCGGCCTCGGCCTCCTTGATTAGCTGGCCAAGGCGAATGGGATTGAATAGTGGCGCACGTAGGTCCACCTTGGGTACGAATATGCGGCGGGGTTTACCTTTCCATTCGCCGCGCCCATGCAGTGCCGCCATCACGGTATCCCTGCCATTGGGGTCCACCAGTATGGCACCAATGGCTTCCTCGGCGGTGAGTGCAATGCGGGTCTTGCCACTGCCGGTCAGTCCAGCAATGGCTAATTTCAGACGGGGCTTCTCATTGGGCATATCCTCCTGGTCATCCCAGAAACCGGCTAGCCTCGCATCGCTCTGTTCCGCCGATGATCTTGAAAAGCCTTGCGTAGTGTTGCGCGTTCTTGTAGCCATCCGTTTATTAGTTCCTCTTGCATATCGAAGTCTGAGCGGTCGAACTCGATCCAGTGACGTTTCAATACCGGGACCCCTACGACATTTTTCTCATAATGCCCATTGACGTAGACCACGGTGAGACGCCCACGAAATACTCCCATTGCCATGCAGTACGATTTCAACTGGGTTACCGCTAACCACCAGTCGGCGATTGACTTATTCGCACTGCGCCATGTGCATTTACACTCATCGAGACAAGGGACGCGCTTGCCATTTGGCAGGACAATGAGGTCACCTCTCTCGTTGGGCCATGCGTCCAGCTTGACGGCCCAGTCGGGGGAGAAGTAGACGGTTTCCCCGCAGTCGAACTCGTATGATTGTTCCGGTATACTATGGCCCTCGGGGGCGGTTGCTGGTAATATCATTGCCTCCCATGCCAACCCCATGAGTGGCCAGAGGGGCGCGGCCCAGGTACAGGTTACGCCCACTCCATTGCCCTCACTGCCGCTGGTCTCGCTCCACCCACTGGCGGGGCGTTCCCAGGGGTCGAGCACCCCGGCCTGTTCGCCAATGGCCTGGAGGACGGCTTTCATGTGCCACCCCCCAGAGCGTATGGCGTATGGCGTGTATGAGTAAGGGACAGGGTTAACTGTCGGTATTGTTTCTACTAGTACTACTTTCATCCTGTCCCTCAGCTTTCTGTTAGTGACTAACTACTCGACGGGCATCTGCTTGGTGATCCACTTCACGTTGGCCAGCAGATCCATGACGTCGTCGTTGAGGTCCGGGTTGGCCTCAAGCTGGTCGTCCATGGTGGCGTTACGTTTGCTGGACTTGGCCAACTTCGCGGCATCGAAGTCCGTGCCCTTGGCTTGCAGGGACTCGATGGTTTCCTCGACGATACGGAGAGCAATGGCCTCGGCAGTGAGCGCGACCTTGGCCTTGCCACCCGTAGCCTTGGCCTTAGCCTTGGGAGCCTCGACCTCTTCCTCGACCTCGACCGGCGCTGCCTTCTTGGTGGCCACCTTGGCCTTGACTGGGGCAACCTCCTCTTCTTCGACTAGGTCGGCAACGGTTGCGCCGCCGCTGGGTTGGCCGTTGACTGACTCGCCACCGGGGCCAGCGAGTATTTTACTGGGCACCGATAGGAGCTTGGCCTTCTTGTTTTTGTCCAGCTTGCCCGTGTCCACCTGGGTGAACGTGCAGACAATGCCCGACAACTCGTCCAGGTAATCGACGTTGAAGTCAACGCCCATCTGGATCGCGGCCATTAACATCCCGGCCTCGCTGCCCTTGAGGAAGCCGGTGTCCTCGCCCTTTTGAGTGGCGAGAGTACGATACCCCACCAGGGCCTTGTCGCTGGGCTGGGCCTTGGTGGCCAGCTTGTCGAGGTCGCCATCCACCACGTTGGCCGGGACGAAGTATTGCAGGTCCCAGCCAGCGCGGTAGTACTGGGTCTGGGAGTCGGCCCCGGTGATCGGCTTGTGGGTCTTCGGATTCACCGGGGTAGCGGTGACGTAGATGAACGGGGCGTCGGCGGGTTGCGCCGGGGTGCCGTCGAAGTTCTTGTCACCCGGCTTGGGTTCATAGTGGCGTAATGCGCCACCGATTTGCAGTTTGTAGACCGTGTCATCGGCGGTGATTTGATAGCCGCCACCTAGTACCTGATCTTCTACACGTGCTTTCAATGCCATTTGAGTTACTCTCCTTAGTTGATTGCCTATTGCCACACACAGGGGGGTGGCGTGACCCCTAACCCCTGCGTTGTCATAGAGATGCGAGTTACTGCCACCTCTACTATGATACTAAAAAAGTGGGTTCGTGTCAAGGGAAATTTTACGTTACGTTTCCCGCCGGTTAGTGACTAACGTGTGGCACTTCGGGCACCGGGTATCCACCAGTACTTGTACATGACAATGGCGTATGATAACGGGCGGGGCCGTGGTTGCAACGATCTGCCCAATGCACGACACGCCCTCGGCGATGTGGTCCGGGTTGGTGTGGTACTCATTACATTTAGCATCGAGCCAGCGTTCGGCATCCTCCCTATGCGAGAAGGTGCTGGACTTGCCTACCACCATGGGTTCCTTGTACCCCATGCGGACGGCCTGTTTACTTATCGCCCTCCAGTAGGCAATGTAGCTAGACACTCGGCACCTCCATGAGTTTGGGCAACCAGTCCACCCCCTTGATAGATCCCCGGTCATACAGGGGGAACCAGTCCACCATCAAGTCTTGGTTCCTCCTTAGAAATGGCCAGATGAGATCGTCCAGTACGAACACCTCGCACCAATCCTCTGGCCCACGCATACAACGGCTAACCATCTGGGCAAGTTCCTGTGCCACCAGCCCATCACTGTACCGGCCATCACGTTCCTGCCGTGCCTTCGTCAGTGGATCTCCGTGATACGTGTACGGCACTTTAGGAACAATAACCCACCGACTCGTGTCCCCTGGGAAGTCATAACCTGTGCCGATAGCGGGACTACACAGAACGACCCCACGGTTATGGTTGGCGGGAAGTTTGAACCGATCCACTTCCATTCGGGTTGTAGCGGTTGTAGGCACGACAATACGTGGGCCATGCATTGACTCCTTCTTGATCCAGTTGGCCAACTCATAGCTGGGCGTGATGATGATACCATTACGACCACCAGCCACGGCGCGAGTACGTATAATCTGGTCAATGGTATTCAACAGCTTGGTCTTCGCATGGTGCGGCATTGACTGCTTCACTTGGCACGTCTTGATCCACACTGCTGGCCAACGTCGCGGGTCAAACTGCCCACCAGTGCGCCGCCAGTAGACCTTCTCTCCTGGTATACCCAACTGGGACAGTGACTTGGCGGTGATGGTGGCACTGGTTAACAGTACCTTCCCGGTGGGATAGAGTGCCGACTTGGCATATAACCCCGGCCATATGACGTCCATGTACAACGTCTCATCTCCATCCCGGTGATACGTTAACCAATTCTCGGTACCACTGCACTTGGCAATGCGTGCCACCTTATCGCGTAGATCGTGCGTCTCCTGGTCGGCACGGTCCACGGTATTGCCAGCATTACCCACCCCCTCCTCATCGCAGTACTCGGCGGCGTACCACTGTAACCACTTGCCAGCGATGTCACGCCAGTTGGTCAATGCCTTGGGGGTAGGGGCGTCGATGTCGTTGAGGATACGTGCCTGTTCACGGGCATCTAGTTCAACGGCCATCGCCCTGGTTATCTCGTCGGGTACCAAGTGGCCCTCGTCCAGTACGCTGAGGTCGAAGTTGCCCACACCCACGGCATTAGGGTACAGGGACATGGACAAGCGGCAGGCGTAGTTAGTGACTACCGTGTGGGCCATGCCGCAGATACGCTTACGGGTCGCATAGGTACAGTTGTCCTCGATGGTACAGCCATGGTCGGGGCCATCCTTGCAGGTGAGGTAGGGTTTGCGCGACCCCTTGTATTGGCAGGGATAGTTGGCACGGCCTTTGAGGTCCTCACTGAATGACGCATCACGACCTACCTGATCCTGTAGGCCACGGGACGAGGTGGTGATGATGGTGCGGCGGATGCTACCGGAGCGGCGCATTAACTGTGATAGCCCCAGGTATACGCCGCTCTTGCCGAACCCGGCTTGATCTGGCAGTACCGCAGTATCATAGCCCCCACCCCCATCCTCCACAGGGGTGAGGGCTTCGATGAGTTCGATTATCGCAGATGGCTGTTGGGCACGCCAGGAGGTGAACTGGGGTAGATCCAGCCGTGCTGGTGCAATGAGTGGCATAGTTAGTCACTAACCCCCGGCTGGTCCAGGTCCAGCACGATGTCCAGTACCCGGCACGCCTCGTACCCAAGTAGGGCGCGTATTGCCGGGTAGTGGATGTTGTGGTAGATGCGCTTGGCCAGTTGGATCTCGCCAAACTTGAGGCCAGGGTTGGGTGCGTGGTACCGCCCACACTTGACGCAGTGGTTGTTGCTGTCGAACGGGCCGGGGTGGTCGCAGTCACAGGTACCCGCCCTCACCATGTTGTCCTGCTTATCCCACCCCTCGATGCGTACACTGGTAGCCGTTGGTGCAGTGCGGCGACCCTGCTGTTCCAGCCGGTGGTCAAGGGTGGCATTGCATTCCCTGAGTTGCTCGATAGCCTTGTCCTTGGCCTGTGTGGCCATGTTCAGTTCCACAATCTTGCCGTTCAGCGTGTCGATCACGCCCATGTTGTACTTGATGACCCCATCCCTGGCCTTGATCGTCTCGTTGCTGGACCGGATGGTGTCGTGACAGGACTTGATCTCCGCTAGCTTCTCCTGGACAATGTCATCTAGCCCAGCGATGGTGGTGTCCTTTTCATGCAGGAGGTTTTGGAATGCCTGCCGCGTAATACCCTGTTGATCCTCCAGTTCGTGGTTGGCCTTGGTTAGTGACTGGTTCTCCTCGCCGAGTTTGCGATTCTCCAGTAACAGTTCAGCGTAGCCCTCCTCCAATGAGGCGACATGCTGCGATATTGTCTTTGACATGATTGGTTCGTTCTCCTTCATAGTATTCTCAGTTCTCTGCATAGTCCTGCGATATCATCGGCGAGTACCCATTCGACCCGCTTGTTGCGTATGCCATTGACCCGTTCAATAATACCCAGGTGCTCGATGTCTTCCATATTCCTACGTATGGTTGGGGGGCTGGTCATGCGATACCCATCTACCTTGGCACGGGCTAATACGCCAGCGTCAATATCCTCATTGGTGAACCTATTCTTGTGATACGGTGCCCCCTTGGCACGCATGGCGGCGATGATGCACTGCATGACATTGCCCCGTATGGCGGGGAGACTGCCCCATAGCATGGACGACAACACTCTATGTGCATCCTGGTCCTCGACACCGGCGACCCGCATACCCAGGAACAGGGACTTAAATTCCCCCGCCACTCTCATTGGGCCTTCGGGTGCGGGGATGAACTCGATGATGTCGCTTTTGTACTTGTCACGTTTCACCACACTCCTTGCCCTGCATATGAGTTGCGATGCAAAGTTCGTCCACTGGTTCTCGTAGACCTCCAGTTCGAACGGCACATTGCCCTTGTCGATAATGTCCAGGGTTTGATTGAGATGATCACTCACTGCCTTGGCAATGTCTATGTCCATCTCCCGCTTGGACTTAACGGCGAGGGCTTTGAGGTTTTCGCTGTGGCCCAGCGTTGTTGCGTACCGCCACATAATAAACCGCTGGCCCATCTCCCCTATGACACCGTGGTGCGACTCGATGATGCCGGTGCATTTGGTTATACAGCCTACCTTCCCATGCCACTTGAGGATCTTGGCACCATCTGTGCCCACGGCGCGAACGAACTTCCCATCGTAGATCATGCGGAGGCAGGCAATGACTTCGGCTTGCTGTTCGTTGCGGAGGTTGAGGATGTTGGTGAAGTCAGACATAACCAGTATGCCTTGCCCACCGTTGCCGATCTCACGCAATACCCCACCTGTGGCATCGCGTGCCTTGTCACGCTTGGGTGAGGCCGAGAGAAATGCCGCCGCACCTTTGACACTATCAATGGGGTGGGTGTTGCGTACTGGTTCCACGAGGATCTCGTCATCGACGCCAGTGTAGCCCAGTAGGGATGTGACCAGTGTAGATCCACCGGCAGAGGGACCGCCTATTAACATTGTCCACACTGGGGTACCGGGCAAGTGGTTGCCTGCGACGGTGCCGAGTACGACATAGAGTACCTGGGGGTCAGGCAGGTGTAGATACTGTCTCAATACCTTGGTGATATGAGACAGGGATTCATGAGGACGGAAGCGTAATGCCATGTGATTGGTTCCTCCTGGTTAGTGACTAACAACCGGGGCAGGGTACTGCACTGTCCGTCTGTGCCATACCCTACCCCGGTGTCCAACCCGCCGCGCTGTCTAGGCCACGGCGGGTAAGCTGGTTGACTGCCGCCTATTCCACGTCATCAGCAGGCAGGCAGTGCTTCTCGAACTGCTTGACCACTTCGGGCATGACCAGCGACCCGTCCATGAACTTGGACATTGCGGCCCCAAGTTTGGCAATGTGAGGATTCTCGTCGTTGATCAACTCCTCACACAGGTCGTCCAGGTGCTTGAGCTTGAGCGTCATGGACTTGGCATCGGCGCTGATACCCGCACCCTTACCCGCCGCCTCAGCCACCGCTGCCGCCGCCTTGCTGGAGAGTTTGCCTTCCTTCTCCAGCTTGATCGCTGCCTTCTTGAGATCACCCTTGGATACGGCAATGACCTCCTCGACTTCCTCGACTTCGGCACCACCCTCACCGTTCTCGCTGGCCTTGGCCGCGCGTTTCTTTGCCAGCTTGCGCTTACGTTCCAGGTTGTCCAAGCGTATCTGATCAGGCGTCCTGGTGTCTGGCGCATTCGGGTCGCGCTTGTTGTCGATCTTCTTCTTGGCATTGGCGTCGAAGGCTTCCTCGAATACCAGCTTGATCTGGTCCTCGGTGAGGAATCCGCTGGCCGCGAGACCACCCATGTCACGGGCGGCATCGGCACCGACTTCTTTGTTGTGGACTTTCTTCAGGATGTCCTTGTCGAGGAGACCCATGCGGAGGGTGCGGTAGATGGTGGCCTTGCTGGTCTCGGTGTATCGAGCCAGCTTCTCCACGTCCTTGCCACAGGCACCCACTCCCTTCTCGCCAGCCTTGGGTACCTTCACATCCCAGTCCAGGTCGTCGGCCAGGGCGAGGAATGCATTGAGCATCTCGGGTGCGGTGAGGCTACGGTTGGCGAGGTTGGCGAGGATCGCACCCTGGACAGTGGTGATGCGGTCCTTGCCCTTGCCGGGGTTCCACAGGATGACGGGTACAGTTTTGAAGCCCAGTGATTTCGCGCAGCGGAAGCGGCGGCGACCGTCTACGATTGCAAACTTACCTTCCGCGAAATGTTCCCCATCTTCCTCGGTTGTCGGCCTGATGGTCAGTGCCTGCAACACTTGGCCAGCCTGTTCGATGGCGTGGCGCAGCATCTCTAGTTTGTTATCGCCTTCCATGCGGCCAGGGTTGTCAAGCAATACCAAGTCCTTGACGGGGATCTGCTGTGCTGATTGAATCACCAGCGGCGTTGCGGTGACATCGACACGGGTTCCCTTCGCCACAACGGCGGCGGGGGTGACGTTCTTCTTAACGGTTGCGGTCTGTTCGGTTGCCATACGATATACAATCTCCTTGATTGGTATTGGTTAGTGACTAACTTTACGCCGACGACGCTTACTTCGACCGGCGCGTTTCCTTAGCTGAGTCGTTGCCGCCTTGTCTATGACGGCGAGTAGTTCATCCATGGATAGACCCATGGCTGCGGATAGGCGACCCAGTACATTGACACTAGGTCTACTACCCTCGTTCAATATGCGGTAGAGGTGACGTGTTGAGATGCCCACCTCAGCGGCGAGGGTTTCAAATTGATGCGCCACAACTTGAATGATACTACGATTGACGCCGCATGTCAACTGTAATGTGAGAATAAATTTCCCTATGCAAGTTCTTCAATGAGTACCGCTTCGCAGGGTTCGCCGTCGGTGGCGCACAGATCGACGCACATTTCGCATACGTGCTGGTCGCAGTTGTCGCAGTGGTGGGTGGCTTGGTTGTCACAGCGGTCGAGTTCCGCGTTGGCGTCGAGCAGGCGGTAACGTTTCTCGCATCTCATGATTGGTTCTCCTTGTTGGACAGGCGGTACTCAGCACCAGTGTTGCCGCGCTTGATCACGGGTACCCCATCAGGGTCATATCGTACCACAGTGAACAGTTCATCCTGGGTGGGGGCACCGGCGTTAGTGACTAACACTTCGCCGGTTGGGACGACGGGTGCGGTGGCCATGTCGATCACCTCCATCCACTCGGCATCCCTGGGTACCAGTATCCCGCCTCTGCCCACGGTGCCAATGAGGATGGCATTAGATCCAAACCCCATCGGCCCCTTGATCTCATCCTTGACCTCACTCCACGGGTCGCGATGTGATCCAAACTTGATGCGGTAGGCGACCCGGCCCCCACTTCTTTTAATCGCGCGTGCGCGTTGCCATGTCATTAGCTCCATTCTCCTTACTTCTGTAGCAGTACCATAATCGCCATGCTCACCGCTATCACCACCGCACTGAATGCGAAGAAGGCTACGATGAGCATCAGTGCAATGCGGAACCAGAGCCAGATGATCTCCAGCATCTCCAGCAGTGGTGTCATTGCGTTATCTCCAGTGTCTCGGCTATTAGTTCCAACCACCGTGACTCCAGTACCTGGGGTACCTGTACCTCGCGCCCCTTCTTGGTAATGTACGGGACAAAGTATAACCCACCCTTGGCACGGGTGAGCATGACGTTGAGGACGTTGGACTCCTGCATGGTGTCTTCGTCGTTGCGGCCAGCGACACCCAGGCGATCAGGGCGCAGCAGTACCAGTCTGTTATCACTGGTCTCGACCTCTAGCCCCTTGAACTTGTGGCCAGTACTTAGTGTCACCTTGCCGTTGCGTGCGCCATCCCCGAAGACAAGGCGTATTGTATTCTTGATCTTACCTGCGTCCATGCCCTCCATTGCCAGGACATTGAGACAGTCAAACTGATCCTGCAATGCGGCCAGCCGACGCTCGGCATCATCCCCCTCCATGAGCAGTGGCTTGCGCTTGGCTAGGTACCAGTCGCGCAGCGACAGGCCAAACGACGAGGCATCCCCGGCCCAGTCCTTGCCGTTGACCTCGTCAACCAAGTCGCACAGCTTGTCACCTATATCCCTGCCCTTGATCATGCAGGGGATGGACTTAGACAGTAACCTGTATGCTAGTGCAACCAAGTCGGCGTTGTTGCGGCAGAGCACCACGTCACCGGGCTTGAGCCATGCGATTAGCTCAGTGTCCTGCACTACGCCCAGCCCACCCTTGGCAGTACCGGGCAGGCATTCGAAGTCTGGCACGATGGCCTGTGTCAACCGCACCACCATCTCGGAACAGCGGCGAGTCTGTGTCAGTGGCAGGACAGTCAAGCCCCGGTCATCTGTGCCACGTAGCAGTACCTCCCCGTTGTCCATGGCCTTGGTGTCTGCGCCACGGAATCCGAAGATGGCCTGTCTCTCGTCACCTACCACCACCACCCGTGCCCCTGCCAGTACTAACTTCCTCACCATCTCGGCCTGGGGTTGGTTGGTATCCTGGTACTCATCGACGAATACGAGTGATGGTGCAGTGGTCAACTCGGCATGTGTCTCGGCCTGCCACCAGAGTTGGTCATCGAACCCTATGCCCCACTTGCGTAGATCCAGTGACATCTCCAGCAGGTAATCCAATGCCCCGCATACCTGGGACAGGGTGCCGTTGTCCAGTGTCACATCGTACCGGTCACACAGGGCCTTGACATTCTCCTCGGTGGGGGTGCGCCACTCGTTCTTGCAGTACCCGAGTAACCGCCGCAGGTTGACACGCATCTTGCGTACCCGTGCCTTGGTGAGTTGGTCGTCGTTGGTGTTGGCCTTGATACCCAGTGCATCGAGCATGGCCCATATACCGCCAGCGTTGGACTTGCCTAGCTCGATGAGGCGTCCGATGTCCCGGCCCTCGATGCCATTGTCTCTCATAAACTCAATGCCAAGCTGGTGGTAGGACAGGGCACTATAGCTGGGGGCTTGACGTCCCATTGCCCTGGCAAGCAGGACGAGCCAAGCGATGCACTCGTTAATGAGTGTGGTTTTCCCCGTCCCTGCCCGTGCCCGTACCATTATGTGGCGGCGGTTAGTTACTAACTCCCGGAGTACTGCGAGTTGTTGGCCAGTGAGTTGTAGGCGTGGCTGGTCCATGAGGGTGAGCAACTTCTCACGTTCCTCGTCACGTGCGTCTGCGCCGAATGCCACGTAGCGGATACTGGTGATGGTGGGTATAGATGGGTGCATGTCCACCAGCAGTGATGCCAGCATGTTCTCATGCCATACGCTGTCGGTCCCGCGACCCTCAAGCTCCGCCGAGCGGTCAGCCGTTCGATCAGTTGTGATTGGTTGTTGTCTCTTGTTGTTTAGTTTCAATGCCATAACTTATATACTCCCTTGCGTTTCATAATGGTGGTGGTACATGCGAGGTTGCCCACATGTACCACCGGTGTGAACTTGCTTGTTACTGCGTAGTCCTTACCTCTATACCCTCACCTCCTTCCTTTCAACAGGTTGAGGAGCAATGCGCCGACGTGGTCCTCATCAGGGGTCTCGGTCAGCGCCCAGCCTTGTCTCAGTGACAGCCCCCTGCAATCTATAGCTGGCGGGTAGTGGTCGTGGACGCTGGCCCAGAACATACCACGGTAGGTGTCGGCACGTTCCTTGGTGAGAGTACCCAACGTCTGAGCAGCGGCCTCGGCTTTGCTGCCGTCTGCGGCGAACTCATAGACAGTCTTCTGCTGGGCATGGAGCAGGTCGTAGTAGCGGGATACCAGATACAATACCCGCGTCGTCCCTTCTGGTACGGTGCCTATGAGTTTCTCGTTGTCACCTAGTGGGGTGATACCACCAGTACAATCAGGGTCGAGCGGCAGGTTGTGGCTGTCGCCCAGTACCAGTTCAAGCTCGGCCAAAAAGTTGGGCAGTACGCCCGGTGTAGTGTTCTTCATGATGATCATTGTACCATACATCTCCTTTGGAATCAAGTACTTAGCGCACCATCCGTTTCGTACACACCAGGGCATGGCCAGCGATGTAGTCACCGGGGAGTAGCCACTTGGCCACCAGTGCAGTAGCCGTGGGGTTCTCCTCCTTGCCATTCATCTTCCCTTCCTCGTCCATCCACATCAACCTACCGTCCGGCATGTCGATCATCTGCACGATGGTGGACTTCGTATGGGTGTACAGTTCCCCGATCTTGAAGTCACTGCCGTTGACTGGTTCCACGTCGGTGATCGTGCCGTCTGGGGCAATGACCTTGGCAACGGTGTCTACTGTCGCCTTGGCCAAGGGGTCAGCCATTGTTGCACTTGCGGTGCGTCGATTTGTTTTTTCCATACGATCTGTTCTCCTTGTGATACCTAGATAGCTAGGGTTAGTTAGTTACTAACTGCGCCGCTGGTGGTATCCAGTATGGGCCGCAGTTCATCAGCCAGGATGTCATTCTCCCTGGCGTCCATCTTGCGTAGCCGTAGTGCGTGCTCCATGAACACTGGCCTGAACTCCTCAATGGTGGTACGCAGTAGAGTATGACACCCTATGATGACCTTGTCCATGTCGATGAGTTGCAATTGGTACGGTCCAATCTGTGGGCCAGGGTTGTCGTAGCTGTAGAGCAGGTCTACCCCATTGGCCCAGATGCGGTCGCACATTTGCAGCAGCCGTGCCGCTGCCCGGATACCTATGCGTGCGCCACGTGATGTCTCGACCTCGTTACCCACCACTCGTAGATAGGTAGTGGCACTGGCCTGGGTGAGTACCCATTGTGGCACCGTACTACTGTATGGCATGGCACTGTTGGACCCGGCCTTCCACTGCTGGATGAGTTCGGCAATGCGTTCCGGTGTCCAATGTTCCTTCTCTTTCTCCTCGCGTGCCACCCGTTCGGCATCCCGTTGCCTGCGCCGCCGCTGCTGTTCCTCCCATGAGACATGCCCGAATGCGCCGTGCTTGGCAACCCGGTCATTGTCAATCACCTCCCATCTATCGCTATAGACCTTGGCTACTTCCATCTCGCTGTCGGTCCACCTGCTGGCGAGCAAGGCGGTACGACAGGTGGACAGTTCCACTACTGTGCCATTAGCCAGCGTGTCCAGCCTAGCCAGTATCTGGGCACGCTCCTCCACCTCGGCTTGGTGAGTGACCATGGCCCGGTGACGGCGTGCCTTCATGCGTGCCAGCGCCTTGTCATCCCGCCCACAGTAGCCCCAGTGGGCAGTGAAACGGGCGGCTAGGTTACGTAACGTGGCGGTGTCGTCGTCCCTGTCTACCCATTGCATGTTGTAGCCCATGATGTGCTTGGATATACGCACTGCATGATGCTGGTCAGTGGGCATACCACGGTGGATCTCATTGACAATCCGGTACGGGCTGGACCGTGACCCGCGTGGGGTATCAATGCCGTCGGCGTGGAGTGTGATTAGTACCCCACCTATAGTCAGATGCACCCCTACTACCGAGCCATCGTATAGCAGTACCTTGCCATCGCGAGTAGTGGATAGGTTGGATGCATGTTTGTCACCAGTTTCAGTGGTTACCGCACGGTTACACCACCGATGGACCAAGTCAGACTGAGTTAGTTTTGCCATGTTGTCTGAACCTCCAGCACACTGGATAGGTAGCGTTAGTGACTAACTATCCAGGTACTGACTGCTCAGTTTACTGCATGTCTATCCCATGTTGTATGGCCGGGGTGCAAAGTAGGTGAGGATCTCTATGCCATTGCCTACCAGCGTCACATCCAGCCCCGCAAGGTTACTCGTCTCCTGCCGCGAGTTGAAGCAGTACTCCTGGTAGATGGAGCGTGCCTTGTTGTAGTCGCGGCCCTGGTATACCCGGCCAATGCCCTCGACCGTGACCCAATATATGGGCAACTTGGCGTGGTCAATCGTGCAGCCGGGTACCTTGCACTCCCCGGCTACCTGCACGGCCATGGACTTGGCCGCATTGACTAGCTGTTCCTCACGTTGCAGCCGGTCGATGATGTCCATCTGTTCTTCTGTCAGGGCAGAGGCGGCAATTGCCTTGACCCACTTGTCATGATTAGCCATTGATTGGTTCTCCGTTTCACTAGTTTGTAAGGATGTAAGTCTCAGACCCATCGCTGAAGCGATAGAAGACTTTGGTGGCAGTCACCTTGGTACATTCCGCTGGTACACTGAACGCCGATGCCCCGGCGATTTGTTCACGGTGCAGATCTGCCATAGTCCGGCCAGTCTGTTTAGCCATAGCAGCTAGTCGCTGGGCGTGCCAACCGTTCGCCAGACCCTTGGCGTTTATCTCTGCTTTGTTATGTCGCATAATGGGTCAGCCCCGCACTGCCTCGATTGCCTTGGTGATGGCCTTGTCCAGCCTGCCCTGGCACCCGTTGCACCGCACGCCTTGCAATGCCTTGCCCCGGCGGCATACCCTGCACGCCCGTTGATTGGTTCTCTGTTTTGTCATTGATTGGTTCTCCCTTGTCTACTTGCTGTCGTTCGGCGCGTCGTCGCTGGGTACGACCCGCCACTGTTGCACTGCTGTCCAGCGCCATGCCAGTGATGACCCGGCGTCCTTGGCCGCAGCTTCAGTGCTGTACCGCATCCCATTGCCTGCCCACTTGCCGCTGTTGTCAGCGATGACTTCTACTTTGTACGATCCCATGTCTAGTTCTCCTTTGTTGGTTAGCCTATTGCCTAGTCGTGGCTGATCTTGCCACAACCACACTCCTGCCCACCCCACTGGTCAGTGAAGGTAGGGTGGCAGCACAAGGCACAGAGTACCCGGTGCAG